TGCTGTCGGTGCAGATGTGCGTGGCTTGCTCGTGTGCTTCGAGCGTGTCAGGGTACTTGTCATCCTCAAGCCGTGTCAGTTGGAAGGCGAGGAACAGCCCGAAGGCGATGATGAGGAACTTGTTCATTGGTCTCAGTAGTTGAAGGTTTGGATGATTTTGATTGTTGAACCGCTCTCGGTGTGCTCGACCTCCATGAAGTCGTGGATGAGACACCCACAGCAGTCCCACTCGTGACCGCAGGTGTATGGGTATCCGTTCGGGGACACCCCGTAGGGTGCGGAGTGCGACTCGGTGTAGAGCCTTGCAATGAGGTCGAGCCTTTCACGTCTCGCCTCTGTCATGTTGCCCGTCAATGTGCGGACGCTTACTCGTGTGTCGAAGTCGCTCTCGTTTGAGGACTTGAACCTTTGGAAGTTGAGTCTCATTTTGTTGTGAGTTTTTGAGTGTGAACTTTGGAGCGGTGAGGGGGAGTCGAACCCCCTCCGTGACCGTCACCGCTGAGTGTCTTCGAGGACACTTACTTGCTTGCACTTTCGAGAGCCGCACGGAGGAAGGCGATTGCCGCCTCAATTTCCTCACGGCTGTTCGTGGTGGTCGGCTGACCGTTTGCGTCAACCCTCACGCTCACATTCTTTGCCGTGTCTTCGAGGACACTCCGCTTGAAGGAGAGGGTGAAGATGGTCTGCGAACGCTCGGCTGACTGTTCGCCTTCTCCACCCTCTTCGCCCTCACTTCCACCCTCTTGGGCGGACTTGGCGAACTTGAGGAGGCCGGCAATGGAGCGGTCTGAGCCTTTGCCCTCACGCTCTGACTCGTCACAGGCCGTGTTGAAGGCTTCAACCACGGGTGACTCGACCGCTGACGCTCTGAGCAGTTTGTAGGCGAAGGACTTCTGCATCCCGTAGGTCTTGAGGAAGAACTCCTCGGTAGTCCACGTCACACCTGCCTCAGCGAAGGCGGTCTTGCCCTCTTGGGACTTGAACCACTCTGCGCCACGGGTCACGAGTGCGGCTAATTCGAGGGACTTGGCGAGGCGAGACTTTGCCCCGTTTGAGAGTGTAGACTGTAACCGTTTCACCTCTGTGAGGTTCAGAGCGGTCTTGATGGTTGACTTTGTGAGCAGTGCGCTCTCGATGGGGAGGAGGTTTGTGTTCATTGTTTTGTGAGTTTTTTAAGTGAGTTTTTGAGTTATTTTGAGAGTGAAATGAACTGTCGGAACGTGTCTTCAAAGACACTCGGACACTCCCTGCGGACTGCCCGTGAACTCTTGGTAAAGGATGCGCCACGGGTGACGAATCTCTCTTGGGAGACTCTCTGCGTGGTCTTGAATCGGTTTGGAACGTAGTTTTTCATAGTGCGGACGAGTGCGGAGTCGAACCGCATCACGCAGGAATTCACCTTCCTGCGCTCTCCAAATAGCCTCGCCCGTTTCGGGTCGCTCCCTTGCTTTGTCTCGTGTGGTCTTATTCTCTCGTGACCCTCATCGGGTCTGTCTGCTTGTTTCTCAGATAGCCACCTAATGCTTTCCCACTTTTGCACTCTGAGACGCAACTCTCAGAGGTGACCTCGTTTCACCTTCGAGGACTTCGCAGATGTTGGTCGGCTCGGTAGCCGCTCTGCGAATGTGGGCGCAAACCTGCGCACGGAAACTTTCAAGATGTCAAAGAACTATGCCCGTCTGAGTGCTTAATCGGGTCACCGCTGACCCGTCTACTCGGTAACCCCTGAGGGGTGACGGACACCTGCACGAGACCGACCCCGTAGGGGTGCGGTGGTAGTGGGCAGGGTTTCAAAGAACGATGATGCAAAAGTAGTTCAATTTTCGTTCAATCCAAGTGTTTCGGACTACATAAAGATGTGTAGTACCCCTACATTTTACGTAACTGCTTGAAAATCAGCACGAAAACTTTGTGTTAGGGGGTGAAAATAATTTTCAGAGGGGAAACGGGAGGGGAGGGAACGACCGCCCAAGGGAGACCTTAGGAAACGATTTTCGTTTTCAAAGTTTCCTACGGCTTTTGCGTTACGGCTTTTGCATTACGTAAAACAGGTAATGGAAACTCAGGAAACGATTTTTGTTTCCAAAGTTTCCGACCAACCGACCGACCACCGACCGCAGGCGAAGCAATCAGGAGACCAACCGACCGCAGGCAGGCAGGCAGGCAGGCAGGCAGGCAGGCAGGAGACCGCCCAAGGGAAAACGGCAAAACCTGAGCCGAACCCCGACCGACCCGACCCCCACCCCCAAAGCGACAACCCGTTTCCGCCCGAGGCCCCGAGTCGCCAAACGCTACCCATAACCTCCGAGTTCCCCATATCTTACTATATTTGTTACAAACTATATAGCCATGCCAAGAAAATATCCTGTACACGGAAAGACCGCAGACCTCAGCGGCTTAGTTATGAAAGGAGGTGAAGAGATTAACATGCGTCCTAATTCCATTGCACCAATCACTCAGGCTGCTATTCAACGCAAGGAGCGTATGCGCCAAGAGAAGATTGGCATGATGGAGGAGGCTTACATGCGGGCAGAGATGCGCTCCGACATGATGGAGAAACTGATGCCCGGTGAGATGTGAGGCTAATCAGGCTCAAGAGAAAAGTAAAGGGGACTGCGGTCCCCTTACTTTATGTCGATAATCGACATGAACTATGTCGTTTTTATGTCGTTTTGTTTTTCGTAACTAATTGATTCTTAATTACTATGTCGATTATGTCGATTTTATTCTTCCTTTATAGTGGGAAAAAAAATATATATATAAAGAATATATAGAGAGAGATAGGGAAGTATCAAAAATCGACTTTCCGACATGTTCTGCTAATGTCCGCTCGTAACAATTTTGATACTATATTTGCGACAAATCAAATCGACTACACTATGGACAACTTAGGCTACTCCCCAAAGGAACTATACTTTTCGCAGGACGCCGTAGGGCGCCTGATTGGTGGCATCACCAAGATGAGCAACGCAGTGAAGAGCACATTGGGGCCTCACGGCAACACGGTGCTTATCGAATCCCCGCAGCATACGCATGGCATCACGGTGACCAAGGATGGTGTCACGGTGGCCAAGTCGATTGAACTGAAGGACCCGGTCGAGAACCTTGCGGTTCGGATGATGAAGGAGGCGGCTGACCGCACGGCAACGGTTGCCGGGGATGGCACGACCACGGCCATTGTCCTGACCGAGGCATTGGTCCGGGAGGGCATGGCCCGCATCAACGAGGACGTGAACCGCACCGAGGTGCTGCGTGAGTTGGTGGAGTTGAGCGGCAAGGTGGTGGACAAGTTGAAGAGGAAGAGCAAGAAGGTGTCGGGCGGCATGATACATGACGTGGCGACCATCTCGTCCAACAATGACAGGTCCATTGGCAGCATAATCTCCGAGGTGTACCGCAGCGTCGGCAAGGGCGGCATCGTCACCGTCGAGCGGTCTCAGACACACGAGACATACGCCGAGACCACAAAGGGGTTGAAGGTGGCCCGTGGGTACACGTCTCCGCTATTTGTCAACGACCAAAAGAAGGACGAGTGTGTCTTCGAGGACACCATGGTGTTGGTGTGCGACATGGAGATAAGCAACATCCTTCAGATTGAGATGGTATTGAAACCAATCATTCAGGAGGGCAAGAAGTTGCTTATCGTGGCGCCATGCAATCCAAACGTGGTGAACACCTTGGCGGCGAACGTAATGAAGGGCAATATCAAGGTGTGCGCCATAGCGCCGCCAAACTTCGGATACAAGCAGCACGAACTGATGCAGGACATCGCCCTGTCGGTTGGTGCCACATACTTCAGCGAGAAGACCGGGGACGACCTGAGCCTCATCAACTACGGCGACTTGGGCCATGCGGCCAAGGTCATCGTGTCGAACGATAGCACGGTCATTATCAAGTCGGGCCTACGCTCAAAGCAGGAACTGATTGACGAGCGTGTGGCTCAGTTGTGGGCGGCACACGCCATCGCAAAGCGTAAGGTTGACAAGGACTTCATCTTGGAGCGCATCGCATCCCTGACGGGCGGTATCGGCGTAATCTACGTGGGCGGCAACACCGACCTCGAGCAGAAGGAACTGTACGACCGGGTTGACGATGCGGTGTGTGCGGTACGGTCGGCATTGGAGGAGGGCATCCTTCCCGGTGCGGGCAAGGCGCTGTACGAGATTGACGTGATGGACATGATTCCAATCAACGCCAAGTCGGAGCAGCGCATGGCTGCTGAGATACTGAGCAACGCCATCAAGGTGCCTCTGATTCAAATCCTAAAGAACGGAGGGGTTGACTACAAGGACGTGTACCCGGCAGACATCGAGGAGGGGCACGGCTTCGACCTGAAGACCCGCAAGACGGGAGACCTCATCAAGATGGGGGTCATCGACCCGCTGAAGGTGACACGGTCCGCACTTCAAAACTCGGTGAGCGTGGCGACCACCATCCTGAGCACGAACGCTATTGTAACCATGGCCCGGTCCTATGAGTGTGCATAACGACGAGATAATGCAAGCGGACGGCTTCGAGGATGCGCTAATCGGAACGGATTGGCGCACGGGCCGGATGATATACTCGGCCAAGAAGTGCGTAAAGGTCCTGATGAAGAGGGACAGGATGGACTTCGATGAGGCGTTGGAGTTCTTGGAGTTCAATACGTTCTGCGCCTACGTTGGCGAGGGGACGCCCATATTTTTAGACGACATAACAGCATGAAAGCAATAGGCAAATACATTGTAATCAAGACCATCGAAGAGGAGGTCAAGACGGACAGCGGCCTGATACTGTCGGGCGAGGATGCCAACTCGTTCAGGTACAAGAAGGGTGTGGTGATTACGCCGGGGACGGACGTGTCCTGCATTGCCCCCGGTGACGTAGTTTACTACGACAAGGGCCACTCGTTCACCATGCTAATCGGTGACGAGCAGCGGACAATTATTCTTGAGCGGGACGTGGTCGTCGTTGAGTAGCCATATCCTCCATCCGCTTTTCTTTCACGATGGTGTTCATTTCTTCAATCATCTTACGGTAGACCTTGTCGGAGTACCTGAAGGTACGTTCGCCCATCTTTAAGCGGGTGACGTAGTGCTGCTTGCGCTTGATGGGCGGGAAAGGGGTTGAGTGCGCCAACTTCTCGTAGATGAAGTCAACCACCTGAGAGCCACGCCACGAGATTTGATATAGGGTCTTTTGGTTCCCGGTACGGGGGCGAAACACGCTTATCCATCCGTCGGCCAACATCCGCTTGAACCGCTTGCTGTCCCAACTGATTAGGGACTCGTACTCCATGAATCGGTCCTGACTGAAGTAGTCCTCGGAGTAGAGGAACAGCAGGACATCTATGTCGGCGGAGTTGAGGTCCCACTTTCTTTTAACAAATTGGCGGACCACCCTCCAATACTTTAGGTAATTAGATTTCATTTTTTGTTTCTATTTTTGGGTAAAATTAGGAATAAGATGTCTGAAAAAACTAAGTCAGAGAGCGGCAGCAATGACGACATTGCATTCCGTAACGAGTCAATAAAGGCCATCACGGGATTGATTCACGAGAACAAGAAACTGCGTGACACCATTGCCGAGAAAGCAAAGGAGCGGAAGACATCACGCCAAGAGGCGGCGAGTAACCGAGCCAAGACACGCAGCGAGTCAATGAGATTGCGTGGACTACAAGGATTCACAGGACAATTAGGAAGTTAGTTTAACCATAAAAACCAAAAGCAAAATGAAGAAGCCAATGAAAGTTGCAGCCAAAAAGACCGTCACCAATAGGGTTATGAAGATGGCCGCTAAAGGAAAGTCAGGTATGAAGAAGATGTCTAAGTCATCCTGCGCCTAATGCCGTTTAAGAAGTTGTTTAACTCCATCTTCAAGAAGAAGCAGGAGCAAGTTGTCCCGGTGCCTACGCCTGTCGTGGTACCTATTGAAGAACCAAAAGAAAAAAAGAAACCAATGGAAGGTGTAAAGTCTTGGATTAAATCCAAAACCATTTGGGCTATCCTTGTTGGTGTAGCCCCGGTGTTGACTAAAATCTTAGGGTTTGATGTGAACGCCACCATTACCGACATTATGACCATCGTCACTGCGGTGATGGCTATCTACTTCCGCATCAAGGCAACCGATATTATCAAGTAAAATGAGACGCACGTTAGTTCTCGTCACTATATTGTTGTCCATTGTGTCGTGTACCAAGGAGTCCCCCGTTCCATCAGGTTCGGGGGAAGCCTTGAGAAAGAAGAACACGCAGAGCACACCGCTTCAGGTAGTGAACATGCCTCAGTCTGATTGGAACATTGTGGGCGACACCACGTACTGTGGTAGCCTCGTACTACGTTGGTCTAAGCAGCAGAAGCCGTCATGGGAATCGTATGTCATCATACCGACACCAATCATCCCATCGCCGACGCTTTGCGCCGGGGGATTGAATACCAAGGACACGGTCCTGTACTATCAGTACGGTTGGGGATGTTCGTTCTCTCCGTCAAAGTCTTACTCTGTCCGCATCACATATAGTGTAAAGGATAGCGCACAAGGTAAGGTATTCGTTTACACGTCGATGCCCGACACTATTACCACGGGCCGTGGCTTATGGCAATGTAACTAACATGGCAAAGAAGTCCTCGATGAAATGCAACAGCCCGGTGCCTTCGGACAGGCCGGGCAAGAAGCGCATGGTCAAGGCTTGCTCGGGAGGTGAGGAGAAGTTAATCCACTTCGGGGCGGAGGGCTACGGCCACAACTACTCGGCAGCGGCCCGTAAGTCGTTCCGGGCGAGGCACAAGTGCGACACGGCCACTGACAAGTTGAGCGCCCGGTATTGGGCGTGTAAGAACCTGTGGGCCGGGCCGGGTGGCAGCACAAAGGCAAGTCCAAAATCACGTAAGGGTAAATACTGACATGAAGCAGTCTTGGAAGAGCAAGGGCCACTACCTAAAGGATGGCACCGAGTGGTTGGGCAACCAACACGCCCACAATGGCAAGGTGATGACGGGCAAGTCCCACACCGCCACAAGTAAGACCCTATACCACTTCATGGACTTGGGTGCCGAGGCCAAGAAGAGGGTACTATCAAAGAAGAAGAAATGAAGGACTCCTGCTACAAGAAGGTAAAGGCGCAGTACAAGGTATTTCCATCGGCACGTGCGTCGCAAGCGATAGCCAAGTGCCGGAAGGAGTCGGGCACCGTCCGCAAGGGCGAGGCCGGTACGTCGCTGAAGCGGTGGCAGGACGAGAAGTGGGTTGACACGAGGACAGGTAAGCCATGTGGGGCGGGAGGAAAGAACGAGTACTGCCGTCCATCGAAGCGAGTGTCCTCGAAGACACCCGTCACCAAGTCCGAGTTAGGACCATCAAGGCTTGCGGCCAAGAAGGCCGAGAAGTCAAGGGTCGGAATGGGCAATCGTGTTTCAAACATAAAGAAGTAGATTTGTAGTATGTCTCGTCTATTGAGAATGATGATTATCTATCTACTGTGGCTCGAGCATCATAGGGTCAGGGCCATGATTAACTGTGGCAACGGATTCAATTAAGTCAACATGGGACACATAGGAAGAGTAAAAATCACAGACCCAAGGGCGGGCATTATAGATGCACGTGGCCTCGGAGACACCATTGAACAGGTGACCGAGGCTTTGGGCATAAAGACGGTAGTCAAGATAGCAACGGGGGCGTTGGGTATCGAAGACTGCGGATGCGATAAAAGAAGGGACGCCCTCAACCAAATGTTTCCATACAACACAAAGCAAGATGTCAACACCGAAACTACAACCAAGTAAGGCGCTAAGGATTTCCTCATCAAACACAATAGAGATTCCATACCCGAGTCCTTTATCATCGGGAAATAATACATCTGTAACTGCAAGTAAACTTGTATGCAGTACGGCCACGTTTATTACAAATGGGGTTAAGATTGGCGACGTGGTTTACAACAACGGTTCTACTAACCCAACGATTGCAACAGTGACAGCCGTAGATAGCCAAACTCAGTTGAGTTTGAGCGCAAATATCTTCACCGCACAGCCTGTTGCGTTTGTTGTATATCCATCGTCGGCAAGTGCGGGACGAGTTGATTCACCAATACTATACATTGGTGCAGGTGGAACTGTGGTTGTGGAGACCGATGGTGGGGATATTGTAGCATTTGTTGGAGCACCTGCCGGGAGCATACTACCCGTAATGGTAAGGAAGGTATTGGCAAGTGGGGCAGGAACTACAACTACGGCAACCAATATAAATGCACTTTGGTGAAATAATTTCTTAAATAGAAGAACATGTCAAACTTAGTATCACCAAGATTTCAAAGGGCTATAAGGGTAATCCTATCTGATACGATACCTATCCCTGCTCCAATGAACTTAAAACTTACGGGCACAAATAGCATCGTATTAGCGAATAGTTTACTTGTAACAGGTATTGGTAATTGGGCTGAATATATTAACGTAGGTGATATTGTAGTAAACACTTCAAATTTTACAATAGCAACTGTTACGTCAGTAAATCCCTCTGTAAGTGCTGTCAGTGTAGGTCTTTCGGCTAATCTATTTACATCAACAGGGACACCATTCGCTATATACTCTTCAAGAGATAATATCTATGGAATGACTTTGTATAATGGAACAGCCGCAGCCACAATAGTTGTAATTACTGCCGGAGGTGAAAGGGTCCAATTTGTAAATGTTCCTATTGGATTTTTACCTGTGAAGGTGTCTCAGGTTTTGTCAACAGGCTCAACAGCAAATACAACATTAGTGGCATTGTATTGATATGAGATTTGGAAGTTGGTTAGAGGCTGTTGGTATTGACATAACTCTTATGGCGGCGGGAATGATTGGCAGTATTATTATGGCAACACGCAGGAATGCAAAGAGTATCAAGGCCACTATGATAGGTGTCATATCGGGAACGCTTTCAGCAAACTACTTAACTCAGGTGGTCATCGAGATATTCGACCTCGAGGGCCGGAGTCAATACGGGGTAGCCTTCTTGTTAGGCTACTTCGGCCTGAAGGGAGTCGAGAAGTTCATTGAAAAGTATCAGGTGGTACATGTCAAAGACAAAAGCAAAAACAGATACACAGAAGTCATTCAAGAAGAGGACCAAGAAAAACAATAAGGGAGTACATTCCAAGAAGGGGGAGAGCAAGTTAAAGACGAGCAAGAATTACAAAAAGGAATATAGGGGACAAGGAAGATGAAACTGTCAAAGAACTTTACGTTGAGCGAGATGGTGAGCAGCACCACAGCCACCCGTTTGGATATTGACAACAGCCCATCGTTTGAGGTTGTTAATAACTTAATGGCGTTGGTTGATAAAATTCTTCAGCCTCTTCGTGAGTACATGGGTATCACTATTCGTGTCAGCAGCGGCTACCGAAGCCCTGATTTGAACCGTGCCATTGGCGGGAGTAAGACCTCTCAGCACATGGTGGGTGAAGCGGCTGACCTGATTTGTCCGGGCAAGAACGCCAAGATGTTTCACTACATCAAGGACAACCTTCCGTTCGACCAACTCATTTGGGAGTTTGGGACAGAGAAGGAGCCTCAGTGGGTACACGTTTCATTCAGCAAGAAGAACAGGCGTGGCGAGGTTCTTGTCGCCAAGAAGAATGGAAAGAAGACCGTATATTTACCATTCAAATAAATTAAACCAAAATCAAATGAAAGCAGTAAACAACAACAGCACATCCTCTAAGTACGTAACAAACGAGGAACTCAAGACTATTCAGGACATCCATGCCGACTTTACCCGGGCTAAGACGGCTGTCGGCGAACTCGAGTTGCAGAAGCACCAACTGCTGAAGCACATTGACGAAATTAAGAATGTGTTCTCTCAGCACGAGCAGATGCTTATTGAGAAGTATGGCAAGGATGCCATTATCAACATGAAGACAGGGGAGATTACCGAGAAGGCTCCCGACAATATAAACTAACGATGGCAAAAATATCAACATACCCTAACGACTCGAGCGTATCCCTTGGGGACAGGCTCATTGGTACTGACGTTGACAATCTCGACGCAACCAAGAACTTCACCATTGCTGACATCTTTGCATTGGGCACAGCAACTACGTTTGTACCATACACGGGCGCTACTCAAAATGTGGACCTTGGTCTATTTAATTTGGATTGTTCGCTATTGGATGCTCAGGCTGTTCAAACCAAAACCCTTGATGTAACCATTGGTCCTTCAAACTTTGGAAGCGGAAACATTAACCACTCAGGGGTACTTAATACAGGATTCATTCAGTGTCAATTTGGAATGAATCTTATCGGAGGTGGATTAGGTGTAGGGTTTGTGGGATTTCAGGGCAATACGGGTGATGTCCTTTTAAGTCAAGGGTCGGGTTCTCCTCCGACTTGGTCAACGCTTCAACTTACTCCTGAGTACGCACACTTCTATCACACAGTAACTCAGACTGTTGCTCTAAATACAAACGGTCTTGTAAGGTTTGGAACCACAGGTATGACTACCGGGTGTTGCTCTGTTATCAATGATGGTTCAGGTAATCCTACAATTATCAAGTTCTCCAAGGTAGGACAATACAATCTTCAGGTATTCCTTCAGGCATACAAGACTTCCGGAAGTACAGACCAAGAGATTTATTATTGGATTGCAAAGAATGGGGTGGACGTTCCATATTCAGGTGCAACTCAAACAGTAAAGGATGCACAACATGTGGTTGCTATAAATGCAAACTTTATTGTTGACATTGTTCCGAACGACGAGATTCAGGTGTATTGGTATCAGACAACAAACATTGACTTGGCTGCATCAGCAATGCTTCCAATATCATTCCCGTCGTCTTCTATAAATATCTTCATGCTGTAATATGAGTAACGACATCAGGAAGATATCTATTGGCCCCGACTACAAGGGTGGTGCTATGCACTACGTTGTGGGTCAGAAAGTTATTGGTGACAGTAATGAGATACACCTGATTAAGTATGATGACGAAAAGAACTCTGTCAAGATATACGTCATAAATGAGAAGAGTGAGGTGACATTGTGGAAGGAGTTTAACTCCACCATCCCGATGTCGATTGAGTACAATATAAACTACTAATGAAGTCACCATTCTACTTTATAGCAAGGCCATTAAAAGGGAAACGATACGACAACACAAAGGACATAGGGGGAGTTGACTTTATAGTCAGCACATCGGAGGAGGACCATAAGTTCTCGAATAGGTTTGCTGTTGTTGTAGAGACGCCATTGAGATACACCGGACCAATAAAGCCCGGTGACACTTTACTTGTTCACCACAACGTCTTCAAGTTCTATAACGACATGAAGGGGAATAGGAGGAGTGGTAGAAGTTTCCTGAAGGATGACCTGTTTATGATAGACTCGGAACAGTTCTTTATGTACAAGAGCGGTTCCACGTGGAACAGTTACGATAGGTACTGCTTCGTTAAGCCGATACCTGCAACCGAATCATATATTAAGAAGCCTCACAGTGAGGAGGCTCTTATGGCTGAGATGAAGTACCCGAACAAGTACCTTCAAGAAAGGGGAGTTAATTCAGGTGACTTAGTGTGTTTCACGCCGGATAGCGACTACGAGTTTAATGTGGATGGGGAGAAACTGTACAGGGTCTATGACCATCAGATAACAATCAACCTGTCTGCATGAAGGACATCAAGGAGGTTAAGTTAAAGATTATCGAGGCGGGGCACGAGGCCGTAGAGCAACTCATCAAGGTAGCAAAGGAGGACATATTGAAGGCGAACCACGAGGATGAGTTGTCTGCTGATAGATTAAAGAACGCAGCGGCCACAAAGAAGTTAGCCATATTCGATGCGTTCGAGATACTTACAAAGATTGAGGCTGAACGAGAAAATCTCGAGTCAGGTGGAAATGCGAACAAGGTAGATACAAGACAGGGCTTTGCAGAAAGAAGGTCAAAATAATGAACTATACAGAACGCTAAAGGGATTTGTTCCGAATGGAGTATTAAGCAGAAAGAATAAATCACGTTCTTGGAAGTACGGCTACGACGCCGACCACGACATGGTCATCATATCGAGGACAGGTCAGGTCGGCGAAATTGTTAATATATCCGGGCTGAATATCGCCCTACCATTAGCCCCGGCGGAGTGTCCTCGAAGACACTCCAATCCCGCTGAACAGTATTGGGAGAGGCACGAACTACCGAAGGAATTGTCAAGGATACAGTCCATCTTCCATTGGAACGAGATGCCTTCTGATTTCAAGAACAGTTGGGTTGACTATATCGAGCGGGAGTTTGACTACCGGGAGCAGGGTTATTGGTTTATGAACAATGGGAAGCCCACGTATATCACGGGGTCTCATTACATGTACCTACAATGGTCGAGCATCGACGTAGGATACCCTGATTACAGGGAGGCGAATCGTATATTCTTTATTTTTTGGGAGGCTTGCAAGGCTGACCCGAGGTCTTTCGGTATGATTTACCTGAAGATTCGTCGTTCGGGGTTCTCGTTCATGGCTTCATCCGAGTGTGTCAACATCGGAACGCTTGCCAAGGACTCGAGGGTCGGCATACTTTCCAAGACAGGGGCTGATGCCAAGAAGATGTTTACGGATAAGGTGGTCCCAATCAATAGCAAACTACCATTCTTCTTCCGACCAATCATGGACGGTATGGATAAGCCAAAGACGGAGTTAGCATTCCGGGTTCCGGCGTCCAAGATTACCAAGAAGAACATGTACGAGGTATCCGAAGAGGATATAGTAGGCTTGGATACTACCATAGATTGGAAGAACACCGAGGAGAACTCCTATGACGGAGAGAAGTTGCTGTTCTTAGCGCATGACGAGAGCGGAAAGTGGGTCAGGCCGAACAACATCTTGAATAATTGGAGGGTCACAAAGACCTGTCTGAGGTTGGGAAGCAAGATTATCGGCAAGTGCATGATGGGTTCCACGTCAAACGCACTCAGCAAGGGTGGTGATAACTTCAAATCATTGTACGAGGACTCCAACATTGCGGTCAGGAACGCCAACGGACAGACAAAGAGTGGCATGTATGCCCTGTTCATACCTATGGAGTGGAACATGGAGGGCTTTATTGACGTGTACGGTCAACCTGTACTACGTAAACCCGCATCAAGAATACGTGGAGTTGACGGTGGATGGATAGAAAATGGTGCCATTGACTATTGGGAGGCCGAGGTTGAGTCGCTGAAGAACGATTCTGATGCACTGAACGAGTACTATCGTCAGTTTCCAAGGACCGAGTCCCATGCTTTTAGGGATGAGAGCAAGCAATCGCTGTTTAATCTGACCAAAATCTACCAACAGATTGACTACAATGACTCCGTGATTAAGGAACACTACCTTACAAGGGGTTCATTCCATTGGAGGGATGGAATTAGAGACACCGAGGTGGTGTGGATGCCTGACAATAAGGGTCGATTCCTCATAAGTTGGTTCCCAAAGCGGGAACTTCAGAACAGAAGGTACGAAAGGAACGGTGTTATGCACCCGGCCAATGACCATCTTGGGTCTTTTGGGTGCGACTCATACGATATTTCAGCAGTTGTTGGTGGAAGAGGGTCGAATGGCGCCCTACATGGGATGACAAAGTACCACATGGACGATGCCCCTGTCAATGAGTTCTTTTTGGAGTACGTTGCCCGCCCTCAAACGGCAGAAATCTTCTTTGAAGACGTACTCATGGCCTGTGTTTTCTACGGTATGCCTATCTTAGTCGAGAATAACAAGCCAAGGCTGTTATATCACTTCAAAAATCGAGGCTACCGGGGCTTCTGTTTGAACAGGCCCGACAGGGAGCACGGTAAATTGTCAAAAACTGAGCGTGAACTTGGAGGGATACCCAACTCCTCCGAGGATGTGAAGCAAGCACACGCATCTGCAATCGAATCCTATATTGAAAAGTACGTTGGTTACGATTCGTCGGGCACATATCGTGACCCCGACATGATTGGCACCATGCCGTTCACCCGGACGTTGGAGGATTGGGCTAAGTTTGACATAAACGACCGTACAAGGTTCGATGCCTGTATCAGTTCCGGATTGGCAATCATGGCAAACCAAAAACACCTGTACCAACCCGAGAAAAAACAGACAAGAATTAGCATTAACTTTGCAAGATACAGTAATGATGGAATATCAAGCGAACTAATTAGATGAAAGAGATAGAAATTAACATATCATCTACGATATTTCCGAGTCAATTTGTTCCTGATAGCGTCAAGGAGACTGAGGAGTATGGACTACAAATTGGTCAGGCTATTCAGTATGAATGGTTTCGTAGAGATGGTAGTTCTTGTAGGTACTACTCTCAATGGAGGGAGTTCCATAAGTTGCGTCTTTACGCTCGTGGAGAGCAGTCCTCAAAAAAGTACAAGGACGAGTTAGCCATTGATGGCGACCTGTCATACTTGAACTTGGATTGGACTCCAATTCCTATCCTTCCAAAGTTCGTTGATATTGTTGTCAATGGTATGTCTGACCGACTGTTCAAGGTCAAGGCTTACGCACAGGACGCCATGTCTCAGGCAAAGAGGAACAAGTATCAGGACATGATTGAGGGGCAGATGGCCGCTAAGGATGTGCTGATGACAATCAAGGAGGAGGCGGGTGTTGACCCATTCGTTATGGACCCGGACGAGTTGCCGGAGAATGACGAGGAGATGGCGTTGTTTATGCAGTTGAACTACAAGCCCGCCATTGAGATTGCAGAGGAGGAGGCCATCAATACAATACTCGAAGAGAACCACTACGATGATGTTCGTAAGAGGATTGACTATGACCTTACTGTATTGGGTATTGGTATCGCAAAGCACGAGTTCCTTCCCGGAGCGGGAGTAAAGGTTTCCTATGTTGACCCGGCCAATGTTATTTATAGTTACACGGAGGACCCATTCTTTAGGGACTGTTTTTATTGGGGTGAGATTAAGACGTTGCCAATAACTGAATTATTGAAGATTGACCCAACACTTACGAATGAGGACTTAGAGAAGATAAGCCAATACAGTCAGAGTTGGTATGACTACTATAATGTGGCTCAGTTTTATGACAATTCAATCTTCAGTCGTAACGCTTGTACGCTTCTTTATTTCAATTACAAGACCACCAAGAAGGTAGTCTACAAGAAGAAGATACTTGAGGGCGGCGGCTCCCGGATTATTGAGAAGGATGACACCTTCAATCCTCCCGTTGAGATGATGGATGAGGGTAAGTTTGAGAAGTTGGAGAAGACTATTGATGTATGGTACGAGGGTATCATGGTCATGGGAACGAATATAATTCTGAAGTGGCAGTTGGCTGAGAACATGGTTCGTCCAAAGTCGGCAAGTCAACACGCCATTCCGAACTATGCCGCATGTGCACCAAGGATGTATAAGGGTGTAATTGAGTCGTTGGTTCGCAGGATGATTCCATTTGCCGACCTGATTCAAATCACCCACCTAAAGTTACAGCAAGTAATTTCCCGGGTTGTACCTGATGGTGTCTTCATTGATGCCGACGGATTGAACGAGGTTGACTTGGGTACGGGGGCAGCATACAATCCCGAGGATGCACTCAGGCTGTACTTCCAAACAGGTAGTGTCATTGGCCGGAGTTATACTCAGGACGGTGACTTCAATAATGCCCGAGTTCCTATCCAACAGTTGACCTCTAACTCAGGGGCAAGCAAGACGCAGATGCTGATTGCCAACTACAATCATTACATGGACATGCTCAGGGCTGTAACAGGGCTGAACGAGGCACGTGATGGCTCGACCCCAAGTCCACACGCCTTGGTTGGTGTTCAGAAGTTGGCTGCATTAAACTCAAACACGGCAACACGACACATCCTTGAGGGAGGTCTCCATATCTTCAGGTCAATATCCGAGGCGCTTACGTACAGGATTGCTGACATATTGGAGTACGCAGACTTCAAGGATGATTTTGCCAACAAGATTGGTAAGTACAATGTGTCCATCCTTAATGACATTAAGGACCTATACATCTACGACTTCGGTATCTTCATAGAGATTGCACCCGACGAGGAGCAGAGGGCGCAACTCGAGGCCAACATCCAAATGGCTTTAAGTAAGGGTGACATTAACCTCGAGGATGCTATTGATATTCGGGAGATTAAGAATATCAAACTTGCCAATCAGTTGCTGAAGGTCAAGCGGATGAAGAAGCAGGACCGGGAGGAGAAGATGCAGATGCAGCAACAGGCCATGATAGCACAGCAGCAACTGAAGTCTCAGGAGTTGGCGGGTCAGGTTGCCCTTCAAAAGATTCAGGCCGAGACTCAATCGAAGATGCAAATCAAGCAAGCCGAGGTGGCATTCGAGATTCAGAAGATTCAGCAGGAGGCCGAGATGAAGAGGGTGCTTATGGCCGAGGAGTTCAAGTACAATCTCCAACTCCATAACATGAGGGAAAACATTGTGAACTCACGGGAGATGGAGAAGGAAAAGGCCAAGGAAAAGCGCATCAGTATTCAGAATACTCAACAGTCTAAGTTAATAAATCAGCGCAAGAATAATCTACCGCCGATGAACTTCGAGTCAAATGAGGATACGTTGGATGGATTCGACTTGTCCGAGTTTGAACCGAGATAATAAAAACTATGTATAACTTTGTAGAAAATTATATCAAATGGAATTAAAGGTAAAACTTGTTGAAGAATCCGAACAGAAGGGTGTTGCTGAGTTGGAACAAGAACTGCTCGATAAGCACGAGCAGCAACTCGATGGTGGTACCAACGAGGTTGTAAACACTGATGTTCAATCAGAACAAAAGCCTGAGTTAGATGAAGCAGATGTGCTTTCATTTATCTCAAAGAGATACAACAAGCCAATCAATTCGTTTGACGAACTGATGGAACAACGCTCATCACAGGAAGAGATTCCTGAGGATGTTGCGACATACTTAAAGTACAGGAAGGAGACGGGCCGTGGGTACGAAGACTTTGTCAAGTTGAATAAAGACTACGATACCATGGACTCTGATGTAATCCTGAAGGAGTACCTACTTGCTACACAAGATGGACTCGACGAGGAGGATGTCAACCTGATGATGGAAGATTATCAGTACGACGAAGACCTTGACGAGGAGTCAAAGGTGAAGAGAGTAAAGATTGCAAAAAAGAAGGCTGTTGCTGAAGCCAAGAAGTTCTTCAACACTCAAAAGGAGAAGTACAAGATGCCACTTGAGTCAAGTCCGGCAGGTGTCTCCAACGAGGACAAGGAAGAGTTTGAGGCGTATAAGCAATACCTACAACAGGCTAAGACCATCCAAGAGCAGGATGAGCGTAAGCGTAATTGGTTTACGCAGAAAACAAATGAGGTGTTCGGCAATGAGTTCAAAGGTTTTGAGTTCAACGTCAACGACCGAAAGTTCATGTTTGCTCCGGGAGATGCCACCGAACTGAAAAAGGTTCAATCGAATCCTCTGAACTTTATCAACAAGTTCTTGGATAACGATGGCCTTATGAAGGATGCGGCAGGGTATCATCGGTCGTTAGCCATAGCCATGAACCCTGAAAGGTTTGCAAAGTTCTTCTATGAACAGGGAATGTCTGATGCTACCGAAGATGTTATGCGTAAAACGAAGAACATCAATATGTCGGAGCATAGGTCACCCGAGATAACCAATAAGGGCGGGGTACAGGTAAGGGCGGTAAACCCTGACCACGGGCGAAGTCTCAAAATCCGCAGTAACAGAAAAAACTAAAAACATCAGAAAATGCCTATTCTTAGCACACCGACATTTGCCTTACAGCCTGCCGCAGAGCGGGTGGCATTGTCTACAAACTACATTACAACATTCGACTTCTTGAATCAGTATCTTCCTGATACCTACGAGAAGGAGTTCGAGCGTTACGGAAATCGTTCCGTGTCATCATTCCTTCGCATTGTAGGCGCAGAGATGCCATCGGCGTCCGACCAAATCAAGTGGGCCGAGCAAGGTCGCCTGCACATCAAGTACACAAATTGTACGAGTGGAGCCGCCGCAGGTACCGACTCGGGCGCCGTTTGGACCATTCTCGACACGGGTGCAACCACTGCCGCTGTACGTATTGGTCAGACCGTATTCATTCAGGCAGTTTCGGGTCTTGTAAACCACGGTGTGGTTACAGCCGTAAGCGGTACAACCTTCACTGTTGCCTATTATGAGGGTGGTGGTCAGACAATGGCCGCAGGTGTACAATGTCAGATTTTCATCTACGGCTCCGAGTTCCTCAAGGGAACAAACGGAATGAGTGGGTCTCTTGAATCTGAAGACAGCATCTTCAGCAATAGCCCCATCATCCTGAAGGACAAGTATGCCGTAAACGGCTCCGACATGGCTCAGATTGGTTGGGTTGAGGTGACCACCGAGAATGGCGCCACCGGATACCTTTGGTATTTGAAGAGTGAGCACGAGACACGCCTTCGCTTCGAGGACTACATCGAGACCTCAATGATTGAGGCCATTCCTGCTGAGGCTGCTTCGGGTGCGATTGCTGCCGGATACAAGGGCTCAGAGGGTGTCTTCTATGCTGTGAACTCTCGTGGTAACGTATGGGGCGCAGGTAACCCTGTAAACCTTGGAGAGTGGGATTCTGTAATTACTCGTCTTGATAAGCAGGGTGCTATCGAAGAGAACGTACTGTTCGTAAACCGTGACTTCTCATTTGATATCGACGACATGCTTGCCACCTTGAATGGTTTCAATGGTGGTACTGCTGCTCAGGGTGCGTCATTCGGTCTGTTCGATAACGACGTTCAGATGGCCTTGAACCTTGGCTTCAGCGGATTCCGTCGTGGTTATGACTTCTATAAGTCGGATTGGAAGTACCTGAACGACCCAACAATGCGTGGTGGTATGCAGAACTTGAGCGCAGGCACCGGTATAGTTGGTACTGTTACGGGTCTCCTTGTACCTGCGGGCTCAACGAGCGTGTACGACCAAATCATGGGTAAGAACGCCAAGCGTCCATTCCTGCACGTTCGCTACCGTGCGTCAGAGGCTGAGGACCGCCGCTTCAAGACTTGGATTACAGGTTCAGCCGGAGGTGCTACAAACAGCGACCTCGACGCAATGGAGGTAAACTTCCTCTCTGAGCGTTGCGTATGTACCCTCGGTGCTAATAACTTCATGTTGTTCCGCTACGGTGCATAATCAGTAGTTAGTTAAATAGAATGGTGAATGGGGGGTGTCCTCGAGGACACTCCCCACCCCATTCAAAACCATAAAATCAAATGAAAACTAAAATCATCCCAAGCGATAAAATCTACAAACTCGTCAACGGCTACACGCCGCTTTCCTTTATCCTCCCATCGAGGAACACAAAGAGGTACCCATTGATGTGGTACGATGAAGAAAAGAATCAGAACAGGCCGCTGCGTTATGCTCGAAACCAAAAGACCCCATTCGAGGACGAGCAGGACGGAAACGCAATCCTTGAGCCGATTGTTTTTACTGATGGCTTCCTGTCTGTTCCAAAGACAAACCCTGTGCTTCAGGAGTTCCTGCACTATCATCCAATGAACGGACTGTCATTTGTATTGGTTGACGCCGAGAAGGATGCCGAGAAGGAGTTGCAAGAAATGACAGTGGAGGTTGATGCCTTGATTGAGGCACGTCAACTTACTGTCGAGCAACTCGAGACCGTCTACCGTGTGGTGTTCGGCAAGGACCCAAGCAGGTACGCTACCGCCGAGATTCGCCGAGACATCATTGTGATGGCAAAGCGTGACCCGAGGGGATTTATGAATGTAATAAACGACCCGATGTTGAAGTACAATGCACGGGTTCAGATGTTTTTTGATGCTAAATTATTGACACTCAGGAACAACGATAAAGAGGTGTGGTTTAACACTGCATCCAATAAGCGTAAACTTCTTGCCGTACCATTCTCGGTTGACCCGATAGAGGCGGTCGCTGTTTACTTAAAATCTGACGAGGGCTTGGATGCACTCAAGTTCTTGGAAAGTCAGATTGAATAACTATATTTACAGTGATTTGTTTTATAGGGGATAGTCCTTTTGGGCAGGTTAGGGGCACGACGGTGCCCCTTTCTTTTTAATATCTTTGCTTAAAAGAATATAGGTAGATGATAAACTCCGTAAGGAACACCGTGTTGTCTATTCTTAACAAGAATAACTACGGATATATATCCCCATCAGATTTTAATTTGTATGCGAAACAGGCTCAGTTAGAGATATTTTACGAGTACTTTTCTGAATACAATAAGATTCTGAACAAGGAGAATACTCGCACGTCGGGTACAGACTATGCTGATGCCAAGAAGGCATTGGAGGAGGCAGTAGAATACTTTGCTACGACAGCGTACCTTGTATCAGCACCGGGTGGGAAGTTCTACCTACCTCAGGTGATATACAATAGCGATGACTACTACATGATTAACAAGATTCTTTGTTATCCTGTGGTTGTTTCGACGGGCGCAAGTACGAACAACATTGCATTTCAACTTGATGATGCGGGAGCAAACTTTATTGCTGATGGTGTAAGCGCAGGGGATATAGTTGCGAACTCTACTGCATTCCTTACTGCAACTGTTACGAGTGTACTATCGGCAACATCACTTCAGATTTCAGCAAATATCTTTACGGCATTCCCTGAGAATTATTCTATATTCTCACCATCAACAATAAGGGAGGCTGAGAAGGTCACGCATGGAAAGATTACCATGCTCAATAATTCATTGCTTACCGCACCAAGTAATAACTTCCCTGCATACACGCAGGAGTTTGACATAGCATCTATATTCCCTTCATCCTTATCTTTATTCGGTCAGGTACAGGCAAACTATTTCAGGTATCCATTCGACCCCAAGTGGACGTATGTGACCCTATTAAACGGTGAGCCTTCGTTCGACCAAACTCAGCCCGACTATATGGACTTCGAGTTGCCGATAGAGGACGAGGTGAGGCTTGTAGTTAAGATACTTCAATACTGCGGCATTTCAATCCGGGAGGGTGAAGTATATCAGTTCGCAAAGGTTGAAGAAAGAGAAGATAACGCTAACTAAGGATGGCATACATATCACAGTTCGACTATTACACTGACCCAAGTAACCATGGGTCATATCAATACGTGAGCCTATTCGACATAGTCAACAACTTCATGTTGATGTATGCGGGCAACCACTCGTTGGTAAACAATGAGGAGCGGTACAAGGTATTGTTCCACGCCAAGAGGGCCATTCAAGAACTAAACTACGATGCGTTCAAGGAGATTAAAGTATTGGAATTGAATGTTGATGATACACTACGGTATATTCTCCCATCCGATTATGTGAATTGGGTTCGTGTATCGCTATATAAGGATGGGTATCTAAGGCCATTGACTGAGAACATTCAGGCTCTTAGTTCTGATGCGTACCTTCAGGACCAAACCGGGCAGATACTTTTCGACATCAATGGAAATATCCTCAAGCCTCAGTTCTCCAACTTGGACTTCGATAGGATTACCGGGACAAAGAAGAGTATATACCTGAATCAGGGGAATCAGTTCAGTGGTATGGCCGGATATTATGTGGATGGCATGTGGTACTTTGACTACACTATCGGAGCAAGGTATGGTTTGAATACCGAGACTGCGAACTTCAATCCTACATTCAGCATCGACAAGAAGGCCGGGGTCATAAACTTCGACTCAAGCATGTCGGGAGAGATATGCGTACTCGAGTACGTGTCTGATGGTATGGAGAATGGGGACGACTCGCTCGTGTCTGTCAACAAGTTGTTCGAGAAGTACGTCTACGCTTACATCCAATACGAGATACTCAACTCGAAGTTGGGTGTTCAGGAGTATATAGTTGCACGTGCACGTAAGGAGAAGAGCGCCCTATTACGCAATGCAAAAATCAGGATAAGTAACATACACCCCGGAAGGTTGTTGATGAGCCTACGTGGAATGGATAAGGTACTGAAATAATATGCCAAATACAACAAGGAACTTCGTAGCGGGTCGTATGAACAAGGTCGTCGATGAACGACTTGTTCCGAACGGTGAGTACATAGATGCCCTCAATGTCAGGATGGGTTCTACTGAGAACGCCGAGATAGGCGTAATCGAGAACTCAAAGGGCAACGAGCGACTCACCACATTGAGATATATAGACGGAACTCCGCTAACTAATGATGCTGTTTGTATTGGTGCCATTGATGATACGGCAAATGATACTATCTATTGGTTTGTTCACGACCCATCATTTGTTCCAACAACACCATACCCTGCAATAACAGGGAAACTTGACCTGATTGTATCATATAATGTAGACTCTCAGATACTCAAGTATCATATTGTAAGTATAAATGATGGAGGCAATGTAAACACTACGCTTAATTTCAATCCGAATTATGTAATAACGGGTGTCAATATCGTTGACAATCTTTTATTTTTTACGGATGATTTTAATCAGCCGAGGTTTATCAATATCAATAGGTTTTATGAGTTGCCAAATGCCATTGGTATAGATGGTGGTCTTCAGGGCCCAAGCGTATTTAGAGAGTCTCTTTTTGTAGTAAAGAAACCTCCTTTATCATCACCTTCGATACAGCCATATAGGACAGTTGGTGGTGAAAACTTCATGGACGATAGGTTTGTATCGTTTGCATATAGGTACAGGTATGCTGACGGAGAGTACTCAGCAACATCTCAATTCTCAAGGATATCATTTTCTCCAAAGAACTTTTTCTTTGACATTAAGACTTGGCTTAATGGCGGAATGGAGAATGAGTTTAATGCTTGTTTTGTTACATACAACTCAGGAGGTCCATTGGTAGTTGGTATCGACTTGCTTTTCAAGGAGGCCAATTCAAATATAATTAAGGTAATAGAGAAGATAGACAAGGTGAGTCAGGGTTTGATAGACAATACTGACTACACATTCTCATTTACTAACAGTAAGATATTCACGGTACTTCCTGAATCAGAGTTACTGAGGCTATATGATAATGTGCCAAGATTAGCGAAGGCTCAGACTGTAATGGGAAACCGTATTATGTACGGCAACTATTTAGAAGGATATGACCTTATTGATGCAAATGGGTTCCCATGCAACATATCATATATTGTTAGTGGTGAGTCTCAATCAGCAGAAGAAATAGATTTAGTCTCTGCACCATTTGATGGTTCATATACAATAGACCCGACAGCGGGGGTAATAAACGTAACCGATAGCGTTGTTGCTATTTTATTGAATGGTATCCAATGCAAGCAAGGTGCTCAATTTTCATTTGATATAATCTTTGAGCATGCACAATGGACGGGTGCCGCTCCATTTCCTTCTACTACCACACAACAGGCGACGGCTTCTTTTACATTTGTTCTTCCAAGCGACTATAATAATCCGACAGATATGGTAAATAGCGCCGAGTTTCAGGCTGCTATTGGAAATTTCTTAAACATACAGACAGTACCAAACTCATGTCTTGGAGATACATTTACTGATATTGTAAACTGCTCTATACCACAAACATTGTCCCCATTGCAAAAATCGGGCAGTGGTATAAACAATATAAATGAACCTGCAACTGCAATAGTTCAGCCAATAACAATTCCAATACCGCCTGTAACAGGTGACTTTTTACTTGTTCAACTTCCTGCTATGCAGTTTGTTGATTCTCTTGTAAATCCCGCACAGATAGTTTATGAGTACTATAAGGTGCTGTCTATAAATGCCGTATATCAGCCATTCGGTACACCTGCAAGTCTTCATAGTAACAGGGGCTATGAGGTTGGTATCGTGTACATGGACGAGTTTAACAGGGCGACAACAACATTGGTTAGTCCGAACAATACAATATACTTCCCATGTTCGACATCTGATTTAGTGAACAAGATTAAGGTGACAATACCTCTTAATCAAAGGGCACCATCTTGGGCTAAGAAATATAAGTTCGTAATAAAGGCTGATAAAGAGAACTATGACACTGTTTATTCTAACTATTGGATAACCGATAAAATAAACACCACTCAAACTTGGTTTTTGTTAGAAGGTCAAAACACCCGTAAGGTTGAAGTTGGAGATAGGTTGACTGTAAAGGCTGATACTTCAGGAGCATTAGATGATTGTGTTACTGTAACAGTATTAGAGAAAGAGGCGAAGCCTGAAAGCGGAGTTGGTCCCGTCAACTCGGGTTCTCCTTCAGGTGTTTACATGAAGATTTCTAATGTTGACTTATACACGGTAAAGTCTCCAAACTCATTCTTTCAAAGGACGGGATACATGGAGCGTGACAAGGGAGAGGTAGCCTCCGGTGCTCCAAATACAATAGTGAATAATGCTTGGGTAAGCCTTGCAACTCATGATGGAACATCTCCAATAACAATACCCGCAGGTAGCAAGATTGTTATATCTATGCGTATGTGGAGGAATGGAGGAATGAGCAACTGCTCGAGGTCTGATTATAGATATAATAGAACATTTTACGCAAACACTGACTATCCTGACTTCAAGTCTTGGTTTGAGGGTGATGGTATAGATACGACAATAAACAGTGGTAGTAATTTTGGAGATTGTGTCTCTGTTACAAATTACTATAATCCTGCAATCATAGGTCCGACAGCCAATAACCTGTATTCGTATATTAACAGTGTTGGTCCGGGTAGTGTTTGCGAGTTTTATTGGTCATGGCAGGATGCAGGTGCAGGGAAGTTGAATATGATTGTTACAGGACCCGATGCTTGTACGGGTGGAAGAAAGCCAAGTGATAGGCAATCTAAGATACAGGGAAGCATTACTATATATCGTGCCATTGATACGTTTATATTCGAGACACAACCACAAGATACCATTCCTGATATCTTCTTTGAGAACCACATGTCTTACGACATTGATACGGTAACAGGTGCTCACTTGGGTGGATTAGGTGATACGAATCAAGACTTTACAACAGGAACACCCGGTGTTATTGACACAAAGTTCTTTAACTGTTTTTCATTCGGTAATGGCGCAGAGAGTTACAAGGCTTTTGATTCTATTGTTGGCAAGGCTTTTAATTTTGGAGAAAGGGTAACAAGCGTTGCCGCTCAGGATTATAGGGCCGTACGTAGGTACGCTGATATCACGTACAGTGGCATATTCAATAATGAATCAAATGTTAATAAACTGAACGAGTTCAACCTTGGCTTAATAAACTACAAGGCTTTGGAGGATTCGTTCGGAAGGATTTTCCGATTGGATGGGCGTGAGACGGATGTGCTTGTCCTACAAGAGGACAAGATTTCATACGTGTTGGAAGGAAAGAATTTGTTGTCTGATGCCGCTGCGGGTGGTGCAATCACATCAGTACCCGAGGTGTTAGGAACTCAGATAGCACGTTCTGAGAAGTATGGAATCAGTTTCAATCCCGAAAGTTATATTCATTGGGGATACGACAGGTACTTTACAGATGCCAAGCGTGGCGCTGTACTTCAGTTGAAGGGTAACTCATACTCAAACGACCAACTCCGTGTAATATCCGAGCAGGGTATGAGGACATGGTTTAGGGATGTATTCGAGGCGAGTTTCCTTACTCAAAAACTTGGAGGCTTTGACCCGTACATGAACGAGTATGTACTCTGCTCAAACGATAAACCTATTCCATATAATCCGGGATGTATTAACTGCGGTGTATCAGTCACACTTAATCTATCAAGTCCTGACATCAAGGATATCGCTCAACAATACTGCGTGAACTTAGGTGCTCAGGTTGGTGTAACTCAAATTGATTGGAATGTAACCTCCGCATCTCCGGGTGCATCATTCCAAATAGCAGCATTATACAACGGTGTATATACATACTCTGCTATACAGTTTGGTATTGGTTCAGGTTCGTTTACATTTAGCAAGGACCAATCGAATATAGAGACGGCAGACATCTTGGTATTCTTGCAGGGTGATATTTCTATTACACTTACGGTAGATTGTCCTGTAACACAGGCGATGAATATAGTTGAGGTGGTATTGACAAGTGACTACGAGTCGGGACAAACTATACACACAGAATACAGGTACATAAATGGTGCATACTTATCACCAACTCAGCAGAACTTAGTTACGTTCGCTACGGGTGTTGGTACTCCGCTTGTTTCAAGATATAATATAAGTTCAGGTATCGCAGGTACTCCGGGATTCCCATCCGATAGTAGTACAATGTTCATTCAAACCAATAAGATTATACCCGATTCTTTCAACTTTGATTTATCAAATGACAAACTCAGGTGGCATAGAGATACGGTATTGTTTGCGAATAATAACGTAGATATTTCAAACCTATTAGCATTATCGACTACTCTTTCAGTATCAAACTTGGGTTCTATATTCTACGGAAGTTTTACAGTTCCTGTTGGCGCTCCTAATGATTACCTGTATTTGATTTGGGACCTCAGGGATAGTATAGGACAGGGTCTTTGTTACAGTACAGACCCAACATTGGCATGTTGCGACTGTGAACCATGTGACTTTGATAATGAGTGCGTTAGGATTGCAGTAACAAACTTCGACCCTGTAAACGATGCGGCAATAACATTGCCAAATGGTACATGCGAAGGCGGTGTTCCTGTATCTTATACAATACCTCCTCTTACAACCGATTCGTTCTGCGTAAACTATCCTGTTCTGATAACATTGGGTAATCCTATTGTTACAATAACAGAGTGTGGATGTGATTCTTGTCCTGATAACTGTTCAATGTGGAGGATTGAGAACATTGTTGGAGATGCTCTGATTGAATGGAATGACTGCGGAAATCAAAGGCAGAGTGTTTATCTGACTCCTGATGTAGGCACATATATATTGTGCGGTAAGACTGCCGAGATTCCAACGCTTATGTCGGGTGTGGCTGACATAGTGTTCCATAGATGCGGCTGTTGCAATGCACTATGTTTTGGTGGCATTGCTGAGGTGTCTACGCCTTTTGCAATACCACAAATAACGGGTGTTGTTGTAAATGGAACTGTCTATAATTTTACTCCATTCGTGAATGGTAATGACCCCATTGGTCTTGCAAACGCTTGGAACGCAGCACTTGGAAGCGAGTGCTTGTTTGGTGGTTATAGGTATTTCACAGACCCACTTGACCCTGACTCATTCAGGTTTGAGTTCACGTATATTTGCTGCCAATTAGAGGTTGTTCTATTTGATAATGCAGGATTTCAATTTGGAGTAGCAGTAGGAGTAGGTGATTGTAACCCACCATACATAGGATTACCATAAGATATGCCAATACAACAAACATACTACCTTGACGGACCCGACTTACAGTCGTCTACATCCGTGTTCTTGGATATTGCACAAACTATATGTGCACCCGACGGATATTATTCCGATGGCGTTATATTTAGGCAATTACAAAACTGCATACTGCTTCCTGTTGAACAGTGCGAAGAGTGCGGAGCACCATGTACTCAGCCCGCTGACCCATTATTCTATCAGTCAGGAGGAGAGGGTATATATAGGGCGCCAATAAATGTAGGTAGCGGCGTTGGTGCTATAATTGTTGAGTTCGATATAGTAGATGAAACAACCGATGGCATACTTGTAAACTATAACAGTTTGCAATTTGATTCGATTAGCACTCCTGTGTATGGGTTCTTTCAGTCAGCAATAGGTGGACCTACATTTATTGGTGACAAGTTGGTATGCGACCCCGGAGGTACGCACATATTGAATGAGTACGAATGGGATGGTACTACATTTAATTTAACTCCTGTTACATCGGTAGTAACTGTAAACAATTCTCAGCAGTTGCTTGATACGGGTGCTGTATTTCCGACAGGCGCCCCCGGAAAGGGTATAATGGTTATACCTAAACTTACGCCAACGCCTAATACAATAGAGGCTGTTGTCTATTCAACATGCAAGTTGACTGAGTTTCAGATTGCCGTAAGATGTCCTGAATTACTTCAGCCAATATATTCAACAATACCTACAATAACTCCTGAACTAAGTTGTGAACAGATAATAGACCAAACTTATTATGTTGCATCTGTTACAGGAACGTATCCGCAGTTGGGTATGCACGATTGGGTGTTCACGGACCCTTATGGACAGAACTATGCCCCCGATGGTTGGTATAACGCACCGGGCCACCTTCTTGCTGTAACACATACTTGCTTTAAGGTAATCAGTGGTGTGATAGTTGAGTTCCAAACTGTATGCCCATCTACGTTTATTGATGTCAGTGGTAAGGACCAATTTAGTGGCCTATCCGGTTGTAATGTAGGTGGGATACAGAGTGCTACTATGTATTTAGATTGGGAGCCGGGTATAAGTACGGTCTCTTGGCCTTATGATAATTACACTGCACCTATACAGAACGGCTCATACCTGCTTAGGTTGGTGATAGACATCGACCCGACATCGTCAAACTGTACAAACCTCGAGGTAGCATTGACATTGGTGACAGGCATGATGGCTTATGCAGACAATCAGACATTCATAGTGACACCGGGTGGTCAGATATTCTATCAGTACCCATTTACTGTTAATGCAGCCGACGGACCATATACATTTGAAGTAGACTTAAACCCGATATAAGATGGAGTACACGCTCACATACAGCGAAGGTGTTGAAGGTTGGCCTTCCTTCTATTCATTCCATCCCGATTGGATATTAGGGATGAACAACTTCCTTTATACGTTCAAGGGTGGGAACCTATTCAGGCACAATACAAATCCTACGAGGAACGAGTTCTATGGTATAAAATACCCATCCACATTGACGAGTGTTTTCAATGACAGCCCACTCGAGAACAAGTTGTTCAAGACACTTAACTTAGAGGGTGATGCTGCTTGGGATGCGACAATGGAGACCGACCTCGAGTACACGGGATTCATCCAAGAGAATTGGTTTGAGAGGAAGGAGGCGTCATACTTTGCTTTCGTCAGGAACTCAGGTAATGCGCCCGCCAACCCCGACCAATACCCGTTGAGGAGTCTGAATGGTATCGGGAACAGTGCAAGCATTACGGGTGGTATAGGTACATACGATATAAACTTCTCAATCAGCCCATTGGTTGCAATCGGAAGTATCATCAGTATTGGTGACATGCTGTACCATATCATCCCACCGATAGCACCTACGGGAAACACTCCACTTCTTACAGGAGTTGTTACCAACGTGGCTGTTAATTACCCTGCGGGCATCAACAGGATTACTGTCGATATAACTATACCGGGCACCGTTCCTATACCTATACTGCCACCCGGTCAGCAGCCGTACTTCTTGTACATCAAGAACTCGGTGGCCGAGTCGCATGGGGTCTTGGGCCACTACTGCGTATTTGAATTAACCAACAGTTCTATTGACAAGGTAGAGTTGTTCGCCGTAGAGTCGGAAGTGATGAAGAGTTACCCGTAGTATTGATATATTTGTAGTTGACTATGTTCAATGTACGTCCATTAAAACCCGGTGATTACGAGGATATTCTTCTCGGATGGTGGGCGGATTGGAATTGGACACCTCCAAAGAAGGACTTCCTTCCCGCAGACGGGACGGGTGGCATAATCATATTTGACAAGAAGACTCCCGTTTGTGCAGGGTTTGTGTATGTGACAAACTCGGCTGTCACGTGGGTGGATTGGATTATATCAAACAGACAGTACCGTAAGAAGCCGCAGCGCCAACAGGCATTGCAGTTGCTTATAGAGTCGCTGACAAACATAAGCAAGGCGTCGGGCGGTAAGTACGCATACGCACTGATAAAGCACCCGAGTTTGATGGGGACTTATGAAAATGCAGGGTATGTTAGAGGGGATTCGTACACAAGTGAAATGATAAAGACATTATAGAAATGGCAGCATTTACAGCAGTAGCAGCGGGAGTTGGATTAGCGGTAACCGCAGCGACGACAACAAACTCATTCATCCAAGCAGGAAAGCAGCGCAGACTTCAAAGGCAAGCCGAAGAAGATGCTGCAAAGGCTATGGAGGAGGCACGTAGGAAGATAGATGTAAACTACTACGAAGCGTTGGGTATTCAAAAAGAGCCATACGAGTTGGAGCGTCAGGCGTTAGTATCAGCCGGAGCACAGGCCATGGAGGCGGGGCGTGAGTCAGAGCGTGGTGCGGCGGCGGTGGCAGGACGACTTCAGATGGCACAGCAGGAGGCTCAGGCCGGAGTTCGTACTGCGATGGGTAAGGAACTCACTGACCTTGAAAAGATGACGGCTATGGAGGAGAGCAGACTTCGTGATATCGGCGCTCAGTTGGACCTCGAGGAGGTTGCGGGTGCTCAGGAGGCTGCGGCTCAGGCATACGAGGCAGCAAATAAAGCCACATCTGAGGGTATTCAGGGCGTAGCAAACTTTGCTACACAGGCTGTTTCAGCAGTTCCATTATATGGAAAGAACATTGGTGCTCAAAAGGCGGCACTATCACAAATGACCCTTAGTCCTGAGGAGTTCGCAAAGATTGGAGAGGTTCCTCAGGTTGGTGACATACGTCCATTGTCGAAAGGATTCCAAAGTAACTTGGATTTAGAGGCGGTTGGCAATATGACCAATGCTCAATACAGGAACTTTATTAAGTCTTTGAATCCTACGCAAAGACAGTTGTTATTTACAAACCCACAGTACACCAAGGCATACGATGCGTATGGTTTCGGTCCATTTAGATAATACCACAGATGGCAAAGACATATTACAAATACGCAGAGCGTAACGTAGACAGTCAGATAAATTGGGCAGAGGTCGGTAAGAACATTACCGACATGCTTAGTGAGGAGGCCAAGGTACGTGAGGAAAAGAAGGCGGCTTTAGATGAGTCAACCCGGAAGTATGGAGAGATTCTTTCTAACTCCCCTATGGGAGAGCATTCGGGTCTCAACAAGAAGTCGTTGGACTTGGCTGCTGATGCACAACAGTTAAGGCTGATTCAAGACAGGCTCCTTCGCTCAGGTCAGTTGAATCTGAGGGACTATACAATCATGCGTCAGAATATGCAGGATGGAACCAAGGGGGCATTTGACGCACTCAAAGAGTTTCAAGCGGAATACAAAGACAAGATGGAGCGGGCTGCAAGTCAAGACCCAAACACACGTAGTCAGTATTTGGAGCAGTGGTATATGGCAAATGTCGAGACATTCTTTGGTGATGATAGTAAGTTCTACTTTAATCCGACCAATGGTTCACTTAGTGTAGGAAAGCAGAGGAAGAATCCTGATACAGGAGTTTATGATATGAGTGGTGACTACGATGAGGTTGCCACCATAAACGAACTCAGGAACAGGATAAAGTCAAAGTTTAATTACTTCAACTTTGAGGATGTTGCCAATAAGTATGTTGACGCATTAGGAGATGTCAGTAGGGTTATCAAGGTCCCGGGTGGATGGAAGACAATCACAGACCCTCAGGAGAGAGGCAAGATAAAGGACCCAAAAACAAAAAAGGAGGCGGACCAATTTGCTACCGCACTTGAAGCGCAATTAGAATCCTTCTTGGGTCCCGATGGTTCATACAATCCGACGTCAATTCTAACAAATGACATCGGAACTATTGATGGACAAACGGTTAGTTTTACCATGGATGAGGAAAAGGCAAAAGCCAATCCACACCTTATCCTATTAAGACCGAACCCATCTAATCCGGGCGGTCCCGGCATTCCCGACTTCAGTACAGACAATGGAAAGAAGCAGAAGGAGATTGCAAAGGACTATATGCGTAAGCAGATTATTGTAAAACTTGACAGCAAGGAGTCATTCCAACAGGGGACTCCGGTGCAGCAGTGGCAGTATCAGATTGGTCAGGACAAGAAGAATATGCAAACTCTTGTAAACAACCTTGCGTATCTGCACTCGGGAACTAATACACAGGTTACTGAGGCCATGAATTACCTGAAGGGGCTTGCGGGTGTACGTGGAGTCAATAGGACTCCAAAAGGGTTTTCTATGACATTTGAAGAGAACGGAAGGCTTATCACCAAGGATGTAAACTTCGAGGCACCCGATGGCACACCGTTGACAGCAGAGCAGTTTACTCGTTCAGCATCATCGTTGGTTATGGGTGGACAGACCGTAGACCCACAGGCTGTGGCAAACGCATCGCTGTCGGTAAAGGGTCAGCCATTCAACTCTACATTTACATTCCAAACAAAGGCAACAGTAGATGCAGGTGCTGACCCATCGAAGGCGTATGGGGAAAGGATTACCAATAGCGTTGGTCAAGTGTTTACACCTGAAAAGGGTGAAACAGAATGGACTGAGGAGAGCGTTGCACAACAAATAAATAACATCTATGGCCCAATCGGTGCATCGGCTGAGGTTCCGTGGGATATGGATAATGTAATAATAATCACTGCTCCAAACGGAAAGAAAAGTAGTGAGATTGACCTCGACTCACCAAACGCAAAAGAGACAATCGCTAACTTCATAAAGGCAAATCCAAAGGGGGAGGATGCAAAAGAGCAGATGATAAACATGCTACAAGTAGTCCAAGGAAATCTGATACCTGTTCCTCAAGACAGTACACAAAATCCACAACCTCAACCAAATCCACAACCTAAGAGCAGGGTACCTTACGAAGACAAGTAATACATAACATACATGGACCAACAAGTAATACAAGACCTGTACAATAGGGCGGTATCATTAGGATATAAGAAAGGTCAGGGAGAGTTTGTAAACCTGATTCATACCGACCAAGAGGTATTTAATGATATGTATTCCTATGTTCAATCAATGGGATACAAAAAGTCTGCTGAAGACTTCGAGGTCTTGATTGGTAAAAAAAAAAGAGAGGACGTCCCCCGGGCAGAAAAAACAACCCCAAGCCCCAAGCCCGCAGGTACGGCTTCACCATCGGCGGTTGGTTCATCGGAGCAACCTACACCCCCAAGTCCTAAGCCTGTTGAGGAGTTTAAGGGATTTAGTCAAGAGCAACTTTTTGGACTTCAGAAGTCAGCAAAGGAGGCACCTGAGGTTGCACGTATAGAGTCAGAGGTTAATATACCCAAGAGAGAGAAGATATTAAAGGAGGCTGACAGGGAATTTTCTGCATTCAAGGCCGCTACTTCATCAGAGGAAGACTTTGCAAGTTCACTTGGTAAGGTGAATAAGGAACTCGTTGACTTCGATGAGGACTATATCGCACCGCAACTGAACTACATGTTTGGCAACTATGGTTTCAAGTTTGAGCAAGCATTGCCCGGACAGGAAGCCATAGAGGTTGTGGCTCCAAATGGGAAGAAGAAAGTTATCTCGGTAGATACATTCTCTGACAAGAAGGACTTAGAGAGTTCAAATGAACTGAAGGCATTCATCGAGCAGAACAAGCCGAAGATTGTCTCGATGGCAAACCAATACAGCCAATACGAAAAGAAGTTTAATAGCGAGGAGGAGGTTGCAAAATCGTTTAAGATGATAAACGAGGAAGCAAACGCCCTTGCCCAAGAGCAGCGTAGTGTTGCTGAACGATATGCGGCGGTACAAAGGGAGATGGAGTACCTGTCTACTCCCGCAGCCAAGTCTTCCCCCGACTATGCAGAAAGGCTTGCCAAGTTTAATGCCGACTCTCAGGAAATAAACAATAGCATAAAGCAACTATCTGCTAAGGAATCTGATGTTCAAGTGAAGCAGAGGAAACTTGAGAAGTCAGTTGGCATGTACACGGAGATGAAGTCTGAACAGGGCGGAATGTTTGGTGCAATGCTTAATTCAATGTTTGGTTCAATAGGTTCTTCGGCGGCAGGTAAGACTAATCTTTTTAATGACTTAGTAACGGCAGTAATTCCACTCGAGTATCAGATGGGTGATGAGGCTTATCGAAAGTCTTTTATTGAAAAAGCCATAGCAAATGGAATAAGCGTACCTCCTACACTAAGCAAGGAGAACTTTAATTCTTGGGTTGATAAACTCGATGAGGGTACAAGGGATAAAATAGATTCAAATATACTTGACGAGAACAGGAAGACATTAAAGAATGAAATGCTTCCTGTTGTAAGGACAGGATTAACTCAGATTATAGGGGATAAGGGAACCACAAAGGAATATATTCAGAAGAAGCAGGAAGAATATATTGCGGGTGGTCTTATTGGGCTTGCGGGTTCTGCACCTGCAATCGCACTATCTATGGGTGCAGCGCCTGTTGGTATGTCTGAGTTCTTCTTCTTGGGAATGGACGCCACAATGCAGCAGATGAATGCACCCGAGTTTAAGGATGTTTCAGAGACAGAGAAGTATGCAGTTGCTGTTCCCGTAGGTATAGTCAATGCAGTATTAGAAGAGTTTGGTTTAAGGAACGTCATCGGAAAGTCGGGTGTAGTAAACAATATCCTAACTCGTGCACTGAATAAGTCAACCAAGACTACCACTGCTAAGACATTCAAGGAGTTAGTAGAAAACGAGATAGAGAGTGATGTCACTCGTGGCGTTCTTACCATTGGTGCAGCGGGATTAGCGGAAGCCGAAACGGGCGCAGCACAGGCAGCGGCTGAGATTGGTATTCAAGAGATATATAATACAGTGAAGGAGAAGAAACTCTTTCAGACACCAAACTCGATGGGGGAGTTTGTTGATGACGTACTGAAGTCAGGTGTTCAAGAGGCTGTTGGTGGGTTTGTCATGGGTATGCCATCCGCTATAAGCACGGCATACAACGAGAACAACTACGAGGGTGTAACAGATGCACACCTTGAAGCGTTTCGTGCATTCGCTAATGATGAGAATGTCAGGAGTGCCTTTGGTATAAAACTAAAGAACGATATCAACAGCGGAAAGATTACAGCAGAACAGGCAAGACGGGAACTCGACGGATACACGGCAGCGGCGGGACTACTGAACTCGTTACCTGACGACCTAAGCAATCCTCAAAAGAGGAAGGCCATTGGTCTCCTTCAGGAACGAAAGAAGTTAGAGAACGAGATACAGAATAAGGACGAGGCGCTAACTAAAAAGCAGAGGACAAGGATTGCTGAGATTAACACAGAGTTGGAGTCCATTGCAGAGGCACCCGTTGAACCCGTTGCTCCGACAGAAGCACAAACCGTTGCTCCGACAATGACACTCGAGGAGGTGCAGCCAAACGTCGGTATCGAGACTGCTGACTTTTTAAGTCGTGAGAAGGAGAGGTTGATTGCAAATATACAGGGCGACGAAGAGTTCTACAATGAGCAGAAGTCAAAGTACGAGCAGAAGAATGTAGTAAGCCGTGTCATTGATAGGCTGTTAGGCACAGCGCCGAGTTACGACTCCTACGTAGGAGAGAATAAGAAGAGGTTGCAGTTGCTTGAGTCAGACCCTGTCAAGTACCTTGAGGAGCAGTTGGCTGAAGAAAAGGAAATAGCCAAAAATAACAGGTCTATTGCTGACGAGACAGGTGACGCTGAAGATATTTCACTTGCAAACTATATTGAGAATATCCGTGTGCCACAAGCACAGGAAAGACTTGATAACTTAAAAACACAAATCAATGCCATTCAAAAGCCAAGCACAGAGGAAGGCGTGTTACGCCGCCAAGAACCCGAAATGGGATTGCGCCAAGTGGGAGAAGGAGACCAAGGGCAAGAAGTTGCCCAAGCGGCTGTCCCCACGCAAGAAGGGGTAGTGTCTTCGAGGACACTCGAGGAGGAGGTGTCCATGCTCGAGGATATGCTATCTGAAGAGGAGCAGGTTGATGTGGTCAACGAGTTCGGCGAACCCGTCGATACGGTTGACGATGCCAAGGCTGCGCTATCACGTGGAGACTTTGTCTATGTCATTGATGAGATGACCGAGACGCCTACGTTGGTATCTGACGTGACCATGCTCGACAACTACACGCCCGAGAACATTGCTGTGGTGAGCAGGACGAACATGCCCGGAGCACAGGAGCAGGTACAACCAACAGGAGCACCGCAGTTACTTGGTGTCGAGGTTGGCCCGGGTTCATTGGTCGTGTCCGACACACAGGCGATGGCTGACCTGCGTAGCCGAACCACGGATGCACGTAAGTCTTCCGTACTGAACATGGCGGAGAAGGCAATCAGAACTCTGAAGTCTATCTTCCCTGACATGGACATCGTGCTTCACGAGAACAGCGAGTCATACCGCTCTGCGTTAGGGAAACTCGGAATTGATGGACGTGGCTCAAGGGGTACTTTTAATTATGGGGTAGGCACCGACGGTAAGATTCTCGGGGGCCGTGTTGACATTGACCTTAGTTCAGCGGATGCTGTAACGGTAGCCCACGAGGTGGCACACGCTGTTATGCTGAAGGTGTTCGGTGAGAATCCTGCGTTGTTTAAGGACTTCAGGAACAGGGTTAGCAAGGTTCTCAGCGAAAGTACAGTTGCAGAATTGAATGACTTCGCATCGCAGTACGGAGACACTAACTCTCACGAGGAGTTCTTGGTGCAGTTGGCGGGCCTGATGTCAGAGCAGGGAAGCAAGATACCTTCTACCATCGTTCAGAAGATTGCCGCAATAATCAACGATGTAGTATCCAAGATTACAAACGGTGCAGTGATTCCGTTTGAAGGAGCGGTGAAAACTCAGGAGGTAGTTGACTTCCTGAATACCATGTCGAGTGCAATAGCAGCGGGTGAAGCGATTGATGTAGATGCAAAGAGTATAAATGCTATTAAGGAAGGAGTATCGTCAAACATTGGTTCGCCTACTATAATATCAAGACCTCAGAAGTATGGCTCTGAGTTAAAGTTTCCAAAAACACCATTGCCGCTTTCTTTTGTAACAGAGTCAGATAAGATTGATATAAATGCTCTGATTGATGATATAATAAAGAAGAATCAAACCGTTTGGTTTTGGATGGCAGACCAATTAGGTAGAGGTGAATACTATGATAATGTTGTTAATGGCGTTCACTACTTAGATGCAGGTCCGAGTTTTGCATTAGACCCACAAAACAGAGAAAAGAAGATACTTTGGGCAAGTGGGTTAGCCGAAAAGACCTTGAATAATCAGATTGAAAAGGCTGATTATATTTTCTTTATTAGCGGTTCTCCTGAAAGAGCAAAGTTGTTTAACAAGAGTGTACTAAATCTTGTAGCGAAAAGAATAGAGAAGAAGTCTTCATTCAAAAAGTTTAAGAATGCAATAAACTCTTTTGGTGTAGAAACAGAGGATTTGAAAACAATAAAAGAAGCATTATCTGATGCTCAATCATTTGATGATATAGTCAATACTACCAAAAGAAAGCCATTTCTTATAGCATTAGACAATATCAGTAGATTAAAAACAGAAAAGAAAGGTTCATTAAAGGAGTTGTTATCATCGTTTAATGCCCTTATAGACCTTAATGAATTACGTGATGGGTTTTACCGTGAAAATGGCTTCGACCAAAATGACATTATGCTTGTTGGAAAACCAACAGGTCTTGGAGGAAGAGCGCCACACTCAACATACGAAACGGCTATTTTAGGTGAAGTTGTTGGTGTTCCTGACAGGAAGGTAGACTCATGGCAAATAATGCCGCAAGAAATAAAAGACAAGTACAAGTCTCTGCAAGGAAGAGAGGGAAAAACAAAATCACAACAGGCTAAAATAATAGCAGCAGAGATAGGTGTTGTAAGAACTCTTGGAGCAAATAAACTTGTAGAACAGTTCGAGAAAGCAAGCGATAAGAATAAGCCGAAGATAAAGTCAAAGGCTCAGGTTGCTGTACACAAGGACACGGGATTCGTGCCCGTCGGCTTTTGGGTCGAGCAACTGAGGGACAAGACCAAGTACCTTGACGATGTCGTCAAACATATCCTCGACGCAAGGGAACAACTAAAGAAGGGGAATGTCAACGAAAGGAAGGTTGTCAAGGCTTACTTGATAACAATAGCATCGAAGGTTGCACAAGGGTCAACATACGATGCCTTTGTTAAAAAGTCAGGAGACATAAGCAAGGTATTTGTTGAGAAGGTTGGAGGTAAGGATTGGGTTAGGCCCGAGGGTGCAGCCGCCGCATACCTTATTACACCCGATGGTGAGAAGTTGACTGATGATATTGTTAGTGGAAAGGCAACATACGAGCAGATAAAGAAATTGTTCTTATATGTAGGACAAGGATTGTATGACTCGAAGACGGAAGACGTTGTAAAAACCATAAACAGTGGAGGTATAAAGAAGATGACCGACCTGTTTAATACTAACAAGGGGTCAGACTTTAATGAACTGTATGACGGTGCAAGAAAAAACCTGAGCGGTGTTGCGGGAGGAAAGACCGGGTTCTTCAACCAATACTTTGGTGTTTCTGCTCGTGGCGTTGTCGATGCACGGCAACTCAACGCATGGGTTGCAGGTCAAATGACATTGACCGAAGAGCAAAAGAAGAGGATAAAGAAGGTAGCGGCGAGTGAAAAACTTAGCAACCAACTCTTAGGGTTCATTGAGCAGGTCGGCATCGAGTTGGGATACCCGAAGGACTTGGCCGGATACATCGCACACCACGCCATTTGGGATTCAATCAAGGGTGATATTACCAAGCACGAAGGCGAATATACGGTAGTATCCAAGGCGCAGAAGGTAAGTGACAATGTTAAAAACGCTTTGTCTGAGATTGAATCAGGAAAAGGTGGGCAAGCATTACAAAATGCTGTATCTGATTTAGGTCTTGCACTGCATTCCACTAAAGATGGGAAATGGGATAAGGTAGATGAAAGCAAAATAGCAGGAGGAAACAGGGCTGTATATGGTTGGGGTGTTTACTTTACACCCGATAGATACAAGTATGAAGAGTTTGGTGGAAGGGATATAAATAAACTTGTTGGTATTAGAACATCTGACTTTAATTTCATTGATACAGATAAGAAACTAAGCGATAATCTTGTGTCTCAAATTGAAGAGGCTTCTAAGAATAAAGACCTGAGTGAAAGACATAGGTTTATAGCAGATTCAATACTGAGATTAAATAAGAAGTACAGTGGAAGCACTTTAGACAATCTGATGAAATACTTTTTATCAGATGTAAACCCATCTTTTGAAAAAGAAACATCATTATTTTTTAAGAAGATAGGGTACGATGGCTTCAAGAACGCTAATCAGTATGTGCTGTTTAATTTCGATAAAGGAAAGATTTATAGTGACATAAAATCACTGATACAGGAATCGTATAAGGTAGTGTCCAAGGCGCAGGTCAAGGATGAGGGTGCAGGAAAGGAAAAATATAAGGTCGCCATCGTATTCAAGAGTAGGTTTGGTGGTCGTAAGGCCAAGCCATACGAGTTCAATGACAAGCGACACTTTGAAAATTGGCTCAAGAAGTATGGAGACAAGTATGACATCAGTGACATCTACGAGTTGAACTCGAAGGCGCAGTTGTCAAGACTCCGTGGCGTAGAGCGCATCGTTGAACTCGGTCGTGCAAGTGGGTTCTCTGATGATGCCATCACAACAGTTCTTCAAAAGAAGGGATACTCTCAGGCTGACATTGACGAGGCGTTGAAGACCAAGAAGGCGGCATCAAAGGTTGTCGTCGAAGAGACGTTTGCCGATGGATATGGCCGGATGATGGGCGAGGTTGATGGTATCATTGAGAAGGGTCTCAATCGTGGCTCAACTCAGGAGCAGATACTCGACAACGTCATCAACTACATCCAAGGCTCGAAGGTTTACGAGAACGCTACTGACGTGCAGCGTGAGCAACTCATCCGTGATGCACGTGCTGCGTTTGGAAAGAAGGAGAAGGCCGCACCAAAGGTTGAGCGAATACTCGGAACACTCAAGGACGTGAAGAAGGTCACCATGTCCGAGTACGCACTGCTCAAGAAGCAGATAAAGGACTACGCCAAGGGAGCAAAGGAGGCAACAACCGCATGGAAGCGGGCATCTCAGGGTATCACAGCAGACCTGCGTGAGTTGGTGAAGGCGGGCAAGATTACTACAAAGCAAGCGGTCGCAGTACTTCGCAGGTTCAGCAATGTAAACATGTTCGACCCGAACTCAATCGAGTCGTTCGTGAACTACATGACCAAGGTGTTCGAGAACGCTGACTATGCGGAGCGCATATCAAACCTTCGCAAGAAGTTGAAGTTGGCTAAGGACAGCGCAAGCAGGAAGATTGGTATTGCTGAGAGCCTATACCCGATGCTATCGAGGATGCTGTCAATAGACCCATCCATGATACCCGACTCGGTACTCAACGACTATGCAAGTGTGGTCGAGATGCTTGGTAAGCGTGATGCCGTCATAAGACTGAATGAGATTGGTGACGTTACCAATACTGTACGTGGCGTGCTTGAGGCTGTTGACGAGGAACTGTCAACATTGGAGACGCTGATGGGAGTATTCGAGCAGTATCCCGACAAGGTGTTTGATAATAACGGCGACATTCAGTTCGCAGAGACCATTGATTCAATGGTCGAGGATGGAACTATAACGGATGCCGATGCCAAGATTCTTAGGAAGTACAAGGGCAAGGTGATGCCGAGGGCGCAACGTGCCAAGAAGACTGAACAAGAACTTGCCGATGAAAAGGATGAGATGCTCAAGGCACTTGGTGAAGTAGACATTGACCCAAACAAACTCGCCACACAGGATGAGAGGAACTTGGCTCGTGAACTTCAGAAACTGAAGGACTCTGATGCTGTAAATGAACTGAGCAATTCGGAACTCGAGAAACTACTGTTGGTCATTGACAACATAAACAACGGGTATCTTCCTCACTACGCTCAGTTGATGAAGGAGAGGATGAACTCAATCAACGACTCAAAGCCGTTGGAGAACTCGGTTAAGAAGGCCAAGCCACTCCCTATATCTTCACTGTATTCGAGGCTGAAGTCCATCCTTATGAAGAACTCGAACGCAATCGAGGTGATGGTTCAGCGTACACCGCTGTTCTACATCGACCAAGTGTTCGGAGACTTCAAGACAAAGGACATCTTTAATTCCGTACTCAAGAGAATCTCTCAGGCAATGAGTGCATTCAATACGGCAATCCAAAGGGTGGAGGATAAACTGAACAACGCACTCGATGAGGTTGCGAAGTCTCACGGCAACGACCCGAACAAGACGAGGATGTCGTCATACAAGATGATGGCCTACATGTTGCAACTCGAGTTTCAATCGAACCCCGATAGCAAGCAGGTAAATCCATCAGCAGACTTCATCAAGGCTACTATCAAGCACATTCGTGATGGTAAGACAAACTTGAGTGAGATGGATGCCGACATGCTTCAGGAGATACTTGATAAGTTCAGTGACTCTGAAGGTAACATTGATGCGGACAAGTTATTTAAGTCGTTCAATGGCGCAGAAAAGAATGCACTCGATACCATAAAGGGTATCAATGTGGACATGAGGGACAAGGCGGTGTTCACGTCACATATAATCCGTGGCGATAAGATGAACCCGCTGAACAACTATGTTCACCATAACGTGCTCCACGATAATATGCCGAGCGAGAGCATCTCGGGTATCACGTCCGCTGAGGAGTTCAATAATATGATGCAGCCATCGACCCGTGGTAAGTCACTTATCTCAAGGACGAAGGGTGTGAAGCCATTGGACTTTAACATCTTCTCAGCCACTCAGCGTGGTGCAAACTACGTGCTGATGGACTACTACCTGACCGAGCCAATTCGCACGGCAAGGAAGACCATCAACGAGGCTGATGCCATGCTCGAGAAGGATGGTATGACCAAGCAGGAGCGTGATGTTCTCAAGGCGATACGTAACTCGTTCGAGTCAGCCGTTCGTAACACGCTCGTAGCCCGGTTCCATAACAACACATTCGCTGACGAGGTGGTGAACTTTGTTACCAAGCAGGGATACCGCTCGGTACTCGCAAGCACCACAAGGTGGGTGGCGGAACTTACGTCAAATATGGGCTTCATACTTTTCGCTGACCGCAATTCTTGGCTTAACGGCGTGAAGAACTACTCCGACATCACGATGTCCCCGAGTTCAATAGACGTTCTTACAAATCTCAAGAGCACTCAGTCCGCTCGACTGTATCCATCCGATACGTTGTCGGGTCGATTGATTGACACGTCGATTATGAACCAATCGTCGGGTATGAAGGGTGGCCGTGCGAAGAGTGCGTTTGCAAATGCAACCCAACGCATCTATAACAACACGCTGAAGAAGTACAAGAACTTTGTTGAGACCACAGCCGACTCACTCATCTCCACGCCGGATAAGATTATGATGAGGCCGTATTGGTTTGGCTCGTTCGCTACCGAGTTCAAGAAGATTACAGGAGTAGACCCTGACTTCGACAAGATAGCGGCCAACGACGAGGCGTATATGACAGAGAATGCAGACGCACTCGAGCAGTCAACAAAGACAGCGGACGAGAAGAGCGTACTTGCCGGAGCATCCGACAATCCGTTCATGGGCATACTCAAGGGTCAGATTACTCCCGACATGAATGCGTTCCTGAAGGCGTTCAATACGTTCAACAACTACATGACACGCTTCCTTATCTATGAATACTCTACCGCACGGACAGGAATCATGGCCGCAATGGGTAACGGTATGGTCAGCAGGAAGCAGGGTGCGGCGCTACTTGGTGGCGTTGCAACAAGGATGGTGGTGTACTCGCTTCTTACAGGCACGTTGAGTAACGCACTCGTCGGACTGTTCGTTGACGACGAGGACGAGGACGATGACAAGGATGTGCTTCAGAAGGTGGGTCAGGCCATGGCCTCCGGCATGACATCGCTCTTGATTGGCCGAGACTTCGGTAACGCAACACGGACGGTAGTAAACTACGGCGTAGAGAAGATGAACGAGGAGTTCCTTACAGGTCTACGCAATGGAGAGTACGACCCATACAAGGACGCCATCGCATACTCTGCCTTCCAAGGTCAGAGCGACAAGGCCACACTTCAGGACTACCTGATTAACATGGCCGGGCCGCTCACTCCCGTGGCAAAGACCACGGCACTGATTGTCAAGAAGGCGACAGAGGGGCCAAAGAAGGAGGCGGCGGCGATTGGAAGGAGGGAGAAGGAGATAAATGTCCGCATCCCGTTGGAGGTTCTTGGTAATGCCGGACTCGTGCCGCTTTACAAGGACATCAGGAAGGTCGTCCTCGCTGACATCTACAAGGGGATGAAGAAGGAATTGAAGGGGGATGGTAAGAAGGATTCTATGGGTATGACAAAGACCGACATGGAACGCTACTTCCCTGAAATGTACAACTCAATATACGGCCCGGGTACTGCAAACTACGAGATAGAGCAGATAGAAAAAAGGTACGAAAAGCAGTTGAACGATATTGAGAGGAGATTAAAGGACGAGATGTATAACTACACCCCGAAGAAAAGCGATAAGAAAAGGGGTGAGAAATACCCGTGGCAACAGTAATTAAGTGAACCTGATGTAGCGGATGTTGCTCTGCTTGTCGTAGTATGCCATCATCTCCTCGTCGTGGTGTGCCCCACTCCTTGGGGTGCGACCACCGAACATGACAGTACCACGAATCTTTGTGATGTCAGCATAGAAGATTCCATCCTCGCAAGCCCATACAACTATTGGTTTCATGTGCTTGTCCATCAGTTTCACTAACTTCCTAAGGGCAATAGGTAAGGGGAAGGCGTCCGCCATGTGGCGTATCCTTCCCTTTACCTCAACATAACCGACAACCCTGCCCTCTTTGTCAAGCATCTTGTAGTCCACATCGGACTGAGTCAACTTAACAAATTCGAGATTGAAAGTCTTAGCAAATAGTTCTATGGCTTTCCTTTCACGGGCAAGGTCTACCTCGGTTTCAAACTTCATTTGTAATTAAGCATAGCATTAAGGCGGTTGTACACTACCTCTTCATCCCCGAAACGGACGCTATTGCACAGCAGGTCTACTATGCGCTCGAACTTCCTGTACTTTTTCAGGGCGTTCTTCATCTCTATATTCTCCTTGAGCAGTACGGCGTTCTTTGCCTGAAGGCTTTCCAATATCGGCCTCATCTGATTCTCACGAAGCGTTGTGATTGGCTCCCTTCCTGTAAGGAATGACTCCCGGCACTCCGAGTACCTCCTGAGTAGGTGAGGAAACTGTTCGAGAAGGTTCTCTATGTTCCTGTTGTAGTAGATTACCGTTGCGTGGTTCTTATTAAGGAACTTACCAATGGATGTCAACGAGTGACCACGGTCTGAGAGTATTTTCGAGAACACCATACGGGCTTCCACCTGTGTTTGGTATCTCCTTGGCGCAAGTAACTCGGTACAGAAGACTGCATTGACAATCCTCATTAGTTCATTCTTCTCTGTCTTGATTACGTCCATCTCCACGATAGACTTCTGTTCTGATTCCATGTGATTTTAGTTCTTTGAGTCTGTATTCTTGAAGTTTTGATAGTTTACCGTCACTGCGTTTCACCTCAACAAACAACACGTCAGAGTCCTTAGGTATTGCAATGAGGTCGGGTATCCCATTCTTGTTGGTCTTCACCAACTTGATGACATAGTATCCCTCGGCCTCGAGTTCCTTTATCCTCTTCGACTGTATCTGTTGTTCGGTCATCTTATTCATTCGGTTTCAGTTCATCACCATCGCTATCACGCAGTGATGACTTGCATCTGAGGAACGCAGCAAGTATCGCTATTGCTGCAACCACATTGATTGCTCCTATAATATACATAAATATCTTCATACGGCAAATAGTTTATTGTAGTATTCGTGTCCGTCGGAATACTTTTTAGAGTACCGACCACTCTCCCAAGCATAGGCTATGTTCTGAGCCTCTGTCTCAGCAGCCTGACTCAGGTGTTCTTTCAACTCGATTAAATGTGGGATAAACTCGTCGTTCTGTCTGTCCTTTTTCAGCATGTCTATCTTCTGCTGAACCATCTTGAGTGTGCGTTTGATTGGTGTCATTGGATTTTATTTGATTGATTTTACGGTTGAGATACCAAGATGCTTTCTCGAGGTCTTCCAATTCACTGTTCTTCTTCCCGGCACGTGATATATACTTGACCACGTTGCCAAGGCAGAAATCTAATCCCCACGCCTCAATGACGTTTATTGTTTCATACGTCGGGTCTCCCGACTGATAATGCTTAGGATGGTTTACCTTACTCATACTTTACTTCCTTTGGTTTCTGTTCCTGCTCCTTCCGTTGGATGAAGTCCTCCATCTTCTTGTTAATCTTGCTTGCGAACTCTGTAAACTTGGCGGTGTGAATGAACTTGTAGAACTCCTCGTGAAGGTATCCGTTCAGCCACGCCTTGGTCTCCTCGTCCTCGATGTCACGGTCATCGGTTATCCTATGGGTCACGTGATATATCTCATGGCCTATTAGGTTGTGTGTCATAAACCGATAGTCCAACACCATCGCATAGTTTGCCGAGTTGATTGTCAGTGTGAATCCCTCTGCGGGGTCGTCGTCCCTTGGCATCTCCCCGCCATACTTCTTGTGCAGGAACTTCTCCACCTTGTAGATGTCGTCGGACACAATGAAGTGCACATCGCAACTGAACGTGTTTACGTTAATCTTCTTTTGTACTTTGTGATAGGCCATCTTTGAAGTGTGCTACGGTGTAGTCTTTCTTTTTAGTTACCGCCTTGTATATGTCGTACTCGATTCCGCCCTTTGAGAATACCCAATACACGTTGTTATGCGTCCTGTCCTTGGTCGTCATCCTATCCCTGCTCTGCCAATAACTCGTGGCGCTGAAGTCGATGTTGTAGAATACCAAGCACTCGGCCTGACGAAGTGATATACCCTCACGCCCGCTGACAATCTGAAGTGCGATGCTCTTATTAGTGTCCTCGAAGACACTCAGTTCGGTGGTCAGTAAGCAGTCTCCGAACACCTCCTCGAGTGCGTTGAGTTCCTCCTTGAACTTATAGAAGATACCAATCTTCTTGCCCTTGAAGTGTTCCCTGATAAACTCGGCCTTGCTTTTGTCAATCACCATCGACTCTCCGCTCTCGAACTTAATAGTTCCCGAGCACAGTTGGTGTACCTTCATCATCAACTTGACGGGGGTGTCGGCCAATATGATTTCGTTCTTGCCCTCGACCACCAAGTCTCGCTTGAGCCTGTCGATGAGTTGGTATGTGGACGGCTTCATCTCCACCTCCAATATGTGCTCCTCTATGGATACCTTGAATCCCGCCTGTCCCTGAGTGTACGATATGGTGTACGGCTTCATCTCCTCGAGGATGGTATCCAATCCATTGGAGTAGTCCCGTATCATCATCCCGTTTATCTTCTTGTCCCGAACCTTCACGTACTTGTGGCAGAACTTGTAGAAGTTCACGCACTCCTTGAACGGGTTGCCGGGTATCCCGTACACCTGATGGTACATCTGAGAGTACGACTCGGGTGTCGGCGTTCCCGACATGAGGATGACATAGGGCTTATGCTTCTCTATGATGTCACGGACAGCAACGGCACGACCGCTCGGCTTTGGAAACGCACCCATACTGTGAGCCTCGTCAACAACCACCAAGTCCCACTTGACTGTCGGGTCTATGGTGTGAAGGCTCTCGTAGTTGATTATGTGGATGGCATACTTTGGCGATAGTATCTCGTAGTCCTGAGCGATTGAACCTATCGCCTTCTTCTTGGTGATGAACAGGACGGTTGATACGCCAAGTTTTTGAGCAATGCCGAGGCTCGTCAGGGTCTTGCCCGTCCTCACCTCCATGGCAAGGTACAGGAAGCCATGCTCTGAGATTATCTGATGACCCAACTCAATGATTCCGAGTTGGTAGTCACGGAAACTGAACGTGTATGACTCGCTCTTCTCGTGGAGCGACTTGTAGTATTCGCACGAGCGGAGTATCCTCTCCTCCAACTCCTTGGGGTTGTCGTACTTGTTCACCAAGGTGGTCTTGGCCGACTTGCCACTGCCGGACTTGACCTCCTTCTTTGCACTTATGACCCTGTACAGGGACTCGCATCGCATCCACATATCGTAGTCCGAATATGCAGGAACTCTTTCTATTATGTCGTTCATCGTGTGATGCGTTTGCCGCAGTCGCCGCATCGCATCCTACGAGTGTACTCCGTTATCACGGGGTAGTAACACTCGCACTCCTGCTCCTTCGGCGTCCCGTCGGGGTTGTAGTTTTCGTCGAATATCTGCTTGAGTTCTGCACAGTACTCGAACATCTCGTGCTCTTGGAAGTAGAATATCATCATCTCCAAGGCGTTCGGGTTCATCTCGTTGGGGTCGTGGGCGAAGTACCCTATACCTGCGTTGAGCACGTCGTCGAACGTAGCCTTTCCTGTTATGACGTTGAATGAGTTAATCATTCCGACATGAATCATTTGGTGGTTTTCCATCTCACTCGTAACTAAGTTCTGTTTGTGTTTCATTCTTCTTCTTTATGAGTATCCACCTCCCGTCCATGTCTCGCCCCTCCTCGGGCATCGTCCCCTCCTTGAACTTGGCGTATGATATGAGCCAACGATAGAACCGTGTCCTGCTTATGGTCATGCGAGATTTCGGGCCGTAGTCGGGATACTCGTTTATGAAGTCGTAGTAAAGTTCGTTCTTATTGAGTTTCACTCCCACCTGAATCGGACAATTTCTTCCCGCACCCGTGTCTAAAAGTCCACACCATTCGATGAACTCGTGGCACGTCTCAGCCGACAACTGCCTGATATTAAGGTTCACGAACTTGCTCTTAATCAATCCCGTGCGTAGATACCCCTGAAGGTTTCCGACCATGTAGTTGTCGAACTCGCACCAATCGTCGTCAGACCAATCGCCGAACATCAACTTGCCGAACTCGTCGAGTGGGGTGAAAGCCTTGCTGTAATACTGATGCAGTTCGAGTTCCCACTTGCGTCGGGCGAAGGAGTTGCCCGCCCCCTTGATGGCGTAGTTGGTGGTGATGGCAATCTTGGGTGACTTGCTGAACGGTATCTTGATGGCGTCCTTGTTCTTCTTCTCGAGCGTGAGACCCTCGGTGACCACGCTGAACAGGCGCTCGAAGTCAAAGTGTTTCTTCACGTCATCGAAGCAAAGTATCTGCGTGTCCGCCGATACCAACTGATAGGCGAACGACCGCTCGAAGGTGAAGGACTTGCCGTCGATGACCACGAGTTTCTTCATGTTCGACAGGGCGTTCATAAACAGACCCTTGCCTGTGCCTCCCTCGGGATTGTCACTGATGACCTCATCGTTGAGGATGACGGCAGGACAGAAGGATAGGTTCTTGTACCCGTGCAGTAGGAATCCGATAGTGCTCTCCATTGACCTGACCCTATCGTCGTCATCTCCGCAGATGTTTCGTATGAACTTGCGGTAGTCGCACCTGTCGGTGACCCGGCAGATGTGGAAGTTGCGGTCGATGACGTGGTCTTTCCAAACATACCCACCCAAGTCGAGGTAGTCTATTGGTGTCAGGTCGTCCTTTGTTATCTTGACCGCACAGTTCCGATAGTATAGGTAAGCCGAGTCCTTGGTGTCCTCGATAAAGTAGATGTCTATGGTTGACAGCATGGACAGGAACTCCTCCTTGAAAAACCGTGTGTTGTCGGCGAAGTAATTGTACACGCTGATGTCGTCTAATTCCAATAGGTGGTTCAGGACGAAGTCCTTTATCTCCTTCTCGCTTGCGTGGTCGATGAGGTTGTTTGTGACCTTGACGAACACGTAGTTCTTGCTACCCTCGGGGCAGTACTTGTAGAAGCCTGAGTCCTCGAGGAACTGCTTGAACAGGATGTGCTCGATACGGATAGCGCCCTTCTCGTTCTTAGTCCAAAAGGTCTGCTTCGAGTTCTCGTCCTCGATTCGGGACATGACGGCATTGATGGTGTCCTCGTCCAACATGGACTCCTGAAGTTGGAGGCGTATCTCTTTTTTAGATACGCCCCTCAACAACTTGGATTTGATTTGGCTGATACGCTCCTCGTCCTCGTAGTACTTGGTTCCGAAGTTGGATGTGTTGGAGTAGGCCGAGTTGATTGTGGTAGCAATCTCCCTCTGCGTGAAGTCATCCGTTGCGTATTGGTTCAGGATGTAGGATGCGAGTCCACGGTTGACACCGAAGTCATTGAATGCCATCGCAAGGATGAAGCAGTTCTGATTCCGCTGACCCTCGGTCATTGGGTACTTCTTTGTCCACCACTTAACAAGGATGTCAACAATCTTGTTCTCGTCCGTAATTGGAATGGTCGGCTTGTCCCTGAACTTGGACACCTCGGTGTATTCAGGCTCTTCGATTACATCCCAAACGGATGCGTTCGGGTTGACGTGTATCAGTGGGTCGTATGATTCGTAGCAAACCCTGCTGATGTTCTTGCTCGTCTTGTCGAAGAACGGGCTGTTGAAATACTTCTCGAGGCTGTTGAAGTAGTTGACGTGGTTGTCGGGGTCGGGCGGTATCCGCACCAACACCTTGAGTCCGTTTCCGGATGGACTGATGAACACGCTGAACACGTACTTGTTCTTGGACAGGTTCTCCTTCTCTTGGAGCAAGTCCTTCTGACTGTTGTACCCATCGAAGTCGAGGCAGATGAGACCTGAGTGTTCGATGATGGACTCGTCAGTGCGCTTGTTAAACCTACCGCTGAAGCATACTGCGGGCAGGTACTTCTTCATCTCGTTCCTCTCCTGCTTGCGCTTCTCTAATCGTATCTTCTTGACCAAGTCCTTGGTAGCGCCGTCCTTTATGCGCCCAAGGATGACGCTCACGTCCCTGAAGAATGGGGTGTCGGTGTCCTTTATCGTCTTAAAGATAGTCACCTGACAGTTGTATGTCGATAATGTCATGGGGATGTCGGTATTGTGTCGATTTGATTTGTGTAACTGATTGATACTCTTTACTTATGTCGATTATGTCAATTTTATTTAATTAAAATAAAAATAAAAAAAATAATAATAAGAGAAATATATATAGAGAGATAGGTGAAGGTAAAAAATTGACATTCCGACATGGATAAGGTGAAAAAAAGTGGGGGCGAACCCCCACTTTATTCACATCGCACGTTGATATTAGAACGGTAGTTCCTCTTTCGGTGCCTTCTTGGACTTGGGTGCACTTGCCTGAGGCTCGGCTTGACCGCCCTGCTTCTTTGGCTCGTAGGTGTCCAACTCCATGTACGGGTTACCGCTACGCCCATACTTGGCGTTGAGGTTTACCCAACCATTCTTCTCATGCTTACGCAAGAAGGCGATGGCCTCGTCTACCTTGATACTTACTCTCCCGATTACGAAGTCGGGTGCGTTCTCCTGTCGCTTGAAGGAGAAGCCGTCTGCGAAGATTTTTTCTTCTGACATTGGATTGTGGTTTTTAGTTTGACGTGGTCTGCTTGAACCCACCGTAGAACCCCCACGCCTGAGCGCCACGGTGGGTATGTATCTGCATGAATTTTACCAAGGACTCCATGCACTTGGTGTCCTCGAGGACACCATTAGATGAGTTCCTCTTCGATGTGGTAGTTGCGGACTTCGTCCCAAGGATTCTCACCGAAGAACCTGTTGTACATCTCGATTGCCTTGAGAACCTTCTGCTCACCACCGTCCACGAAGGACTGCTGTGGCTTGAAGATTCCGAGTTGAGATGTCTCCTTGTCGATTACAAAGAACACGAGCGGCTTGCCAAATAACTGCTGATAGATGTAGCATTGGCTGTCGTAGTTGTAGGACTTGGCCGAGTACTTGAACTTCCTGATGTCGCCCGTGGTCTTCAGGTCGATGATGCAGGTCTCGGTGATGATGTCCGCCTTACCCTTCCACATCATGCCGTGAATCTCGGCAATGCCCGGTGTCTCGTACTTGTTTCCGGGGTAGTAGATTTGGTCGAAGAACGTCCAATTACTTTTCATTACCGACACCAACCTGTGTATGTCGTCCACCTCCTTCTTCAGCAGGACGAACGGCACGTTGTGGGTCTCGCAGTAGGACTTGTACTCCTTTGTGGTACGGGTGCTCACATCAACGAACGGCACGAACTCAGCCTTCTCAGGCTCTATGAGCAGTTGATGGAACAGCCGACCCTCTGCGAATGACTTGTTGTCGGGGCGAGGTACGCCGAACATGGCGGGGTTGTTGATGAGTGCGTCGATGTCCGAGTTGGACAGGTAGTTCCTACCGATTCCACGGTAGTACTCGTTGTCGTCCTTGAGTGTGTCGAGAATTATTTCGTGGTCTGTCTTCATACTACGGTTGTCATCTTTTGGAGTTCCTTCTTGATTGCCGCACTGATTGTGTACTTGCGGCTGAGTTGCTGAATCATGTCAGCGAATGACACTTGGTTACGGTTGCTAATGATGTACGCAGATACCTTCGTCCAATTCGGGCCGTCCTTGGTGAGTTCGACCAACTCCTCCTGCTTCGGTGCAGAGGCTGTCGGTGTTTCGGGGATGTCCTCGCCCGTCCACAATGACAGTCCGAGTCCGTGCATGGCGATGGCCTTGGCCGTGCTCCGTTGGATGGTCTTGTTCACATCCATTGATGTGACCCTCTCGTATGGGATGGCGTTGTTTCGGAAGTCCATGACGGGAAGGTAGTCGATGTGCTCGATTCCGTTCACGATGACTCCGACCTTCACGTAGCACGTCTTGCCGTCCGTGAAGTAGTTCATGCCCGTGTGCTCTGATTCGTAGATGACACGCTGTGCATCGGGGTGAACCTGCTTGAGCATAGACCAAGCGTTCGCCCATGAGAGGTAGTCAAGGTTTCCCTTGCGTTCGATTTTTTCACGGACGCTGATGCCCGCAAGTTTGCTGAAGTAATTTTCCATTGTGATTTGGTTAAGGGGTTATTGAACTTTGTCTTGAATCTTTTTTACTACCCGTATGTAGTCACGGTCTGTTGACATCCTGTCCTGAACCTGCTTGATTCCGTAGATGATTGACGAGTGTCCTATGGTGTATCCGTTTGCGGCCATGTACATCACGATTGAACTGACCTTGATTGGTCTGTTGACGCACAGGTAGTA